CGCCCCGCCCCCGGCGGGCGACGGGGGGGGGGGCCCCCCCGCCGCCCCCGACGACGACGGCTCGCCAGGCGGGGACGATGGCAAGGAAGACGATAGCGGCTCCGGGCCGCCGCCGAAGGGCAAAGGCGGCAAGTCCAAGAAGGAGTCCCTGCGCAATATCTCCGTCCGCCGGTACCGGGGCGTCCGGGGGCAGCCCCTCACCGAGGAGCAGCTGGTCCGGCACATCGCCGTCGTCGCCTCCGGCGGCGACCCGGCCGTCATGGCCCGGCTGAGGGCGACGGCGGGGCGCCCCGCCCCGGCCAGCCGCAAGGTCGCGGGCTTCTCGCCCGAGGAGCTGACCCCGCACTGCACCCTGAGCAGCGGCCACCAGGTGTCGATCGGCAGGCACGGCGAGGACTGGTACGGGGTGATCAGCGCGCCGCACCCGTTCGCGCGGCACACGCACATGATGTACCTCGGCCGGGAGGACGACCCCCGCGCCGCCGCCGACCGGGAGCTGTCGCGGGGGCCGGCCCGGAACTTCGTGCACTCCACCACCGACTACTCGGGCGCCGTCCCGGGCAACCCGGTGGAGGCCCCGGGCGCCGCGCCGGGCGCCTGGTGGCGGAAGCCGAGCCAGGTCCGCGCCCCCGACCCCATCTTCCACAGCGCGTCGGCCGGGTGAGCGGTGGGCGCATGGGACCTGATCCGGACGGCCGCCAGGGGGGACCGGCCGAGTTACGTCTACCACGGGTTCAGCGTCCGGCTGCCCCCGGAGGTGCACGCCCTCGTGCACGACGAGTCGCTGCCGGAGCACGTGCGCGGCTTCCACCTCGCCCGCCACCTGCTCACACACAACCCCGTGGACTTCGGGTACCCGCACATGGGGGAGCTGCTCGGGCAGGACTGGCACCGCGACGGCTGGCAGGCGGCCGAGGACGCCCGGAACGCGGACGGCCCGGGCCGCACCTCCTACGTCCTGAAGGCGCTGCACCCGGAGCCGGAGCACATCCTGTCCGACCAGAACCGGAAGGGCCACCCGTTGCTCCTGCGCGCGGGGGCCCCGGTGCGCTTCGTCGGCCTGAACTGGGAAGACCACGCTAGCGGGGGCGACGGGGAGCTGGAGTTCCCCGAGCCGGTCACCGGGAGGGCCTGACCGTGGGCGCCTGGGACAGGATCCGGAGGGCCGCCTCGGGCCGGATGCTGAGCGAGGAGGAGCACCTCAGCGGGATCAGGGACGGAGTGGAGTCGCTCAAGCGCGCCGGGATGCTGCCGCCCGACGCGGACTGGCGCGGGCAGCCCGGCGCCAGGTTCGACACCGGCCACTACGTCGGCAGCGTGCTCAGCGGCGGGGACGGCCGCTGGACGACTTACATCCACCACGACTCCGACCCGTCCTTGAACCGGATCGTCCAGATCGAGCACGGAGACCTCGGCGGCGAGCACTCGCGCCTCGCGGAATCGGTGTCCCGCACTCTGCGCCGGCCCGAGGTCATGCAGTCGATGCGCGAGCAGATGCAGCACGGCGCCGCCGAGGAGCCGTCCTGGATCCGGAGGTTCGGCTGATGGGGTACAACGACCGGCACTTCACCAGCCCGGACAGGATGCCGGGGCAGAGCCTGGAGCACTACCGGGACGACGTCGCCTTCCGGCAGCAGCTCGCCTCGGTATTCCAGCCCTTCGGGCCGCACAACGTCCGGATGGAGACCGGGCACACCCTCCTCCCCGTCACTCACGATGAGGCCGAGTCGTTCAGGGACGTGAGGGGGCCGCAGGTTATCGTCCAGCATCGCAACGACCCCGACTCGCCTATCGCCCTGCCACTCGGCCATGACCCCAGCCAGTGGATGGGCAACCTGATGAGGCACCTGAACGACCGCGAGGTCATGGAGCGGATGCGCGAGCAGATGAACGGCCGGTACGGCGATGAGTGAGTACATTGACCAGGGGGAGATCGCACGGCGCAACGACCTGGCCAGGCACCACCTGCTGCGGTCCGGGATCCGCCTCAGGGACCTGCCGGCCGGGAGATCACCGGAGTGGGAGACCGAGTCGGGCCATACCATGGACGTCGCGCTGCACCCGCAGACCGGCGAGTGGACGATGGGCGCCACCCACTACGGCGACCCGACCGGGAACGCGCTGCGGTCGATGCTCGGGACGCACGACGAGTCCGAGATACCGGGCAGGCTGTCGGCGGAGCTGCGGCACCGGGAGACCACGGGCCACCTGCGCGACATGTGGCTGCGGGCGTCGGGCAACAACGACCCGACGGGGAGGGACGAAGAGGCGCAACGCGTCCCCAGGTACATGGCGGCGAACCCGCAGACGATCTTCCTGGACCATTACCAGGGTCGCTAGCGATCCGGGTAAGCTGGCACGGCCAGAGACCGCAGGCGCCTAAGACCTGCGCAGGTGACGCTAGCCCGCGCCATGGCGCGGGCTTTCGCTTTGAGGGGGCAGCGGTGACGCCCGAGCAGAAGGACGGCTGGGTCGGCTGGCTGAAGGGGAAGCTCTCCGATCGGCGGTTCATCGTCGTGGGGCACCATCCGGTGGACGTCGGCACGATGGCGGCGCTGCGCGCGTCGCTGCCGACGGGGACGGAGCTGCGGGTCGTCAAGGGGACCCTCGTCCGGCTGGCGGCCGGGCGGGCCGGGATGCCCGAGGTCCTCCCGCTGATCGCCGGGCCGACGGCCGTGGTCTTCACGGACGCCGACCTCGCCGTCGCCGCCGCCGCGATCGCCCGGAGTCCCGCCGTCACCGTGCGCGGCGCCGTCGAGGGGAAGCGGCTGCTCTCGCCGTCGCAGGTGAGCGCGATCGCGGCGATCGGCTCGCGGGAGCGGGCCCTGGCCATGGTGTCGGCGGCGCTGAGGTCGCCGGCGGCGAGGACCGCGACGGCCCTGCGGGCCAGGGGGAGGGAGACCCGATGATGAAGCTGACCACGGCCGAGCTGATCGACGCGTTCAGGGAGATGACCATCCTGGAGCTGGGCGAGTTCACCGCCGCGTTCGAGGAGCAGTTCGGGGTGCAGGTCCAGGCATTCCCCGCGAACCAGGACGCGGCTCCTGCTGCGGACGTCCCCGAGGACGAGCAGACGGAGTTCGACGTCGTCCTCCGGGAAGTCGGCGCCCAGAAGATCCAGGTGATCAAGATAGCCCGCTCGCTGACCGGCCTCGGCCTGAAGGAGGCCAAGGACCTGGTGGAGTCGGCCCCCGTGACGCTCCTCAAGGGCGCCAGCGCAGGCGCGGCTGCCACGGCCAGGGCGGAGCTGGAGCTGGCCGGGGCGCTCGTCACCGTCAGCTAGCGCCACCGTCGCGTCCTCCCTCCCCCGGAAGGGTTAGGGAGGCCGTGACACATGAGGGTTGCGTACAAGCCGGGCTCGGGGGCCGCTCGCCAGGCGTCGCTCGGCCGCCAGCTGGGGCGGACGATGGGGGTGGGCGCCGCCGCGTCGGAGCAGATGTCCGCCGACGTGCTGGAGGCGCGCAAGAACCGCCGCGTCAACGCCCGGGCCGCGTCGCTGGGGCGCCGGACGGCCGGGTACTCCACGGGCGGGGCGGGCGGGTCCGGCTTCTCCGACATCCAGTTCGCGACCGGGCGGCCACGCGACCCGCTGTTCTACTGGAGGCAGAACAACCTTCCGTATGACTTCTCGCAGAACGAGGAGCTTGCGAAAGTACGCGCGTTTTGCCGCCTGCTGTACCAGACCGACCCGATCGTCGGGTCGTGCGTCGACATCTTCAGCAAGTTCCCCGTGGTCGGCGCGCACCTGGAGTGCAAGGACAAGCGCCTGGAGGAGTTCTACGAGGACCACTTCTTCGGCGACGAGGGCCTCAACTACGGCGAGTTCCTCGTGGACATCGGCCGCGAGTACTACACCACCGGCGAGTCGTGGCCGTTCGCCACCTTCAACGAGGACCTCGGCGTCTGGGACGACGAGGAGCTGCTCAACCCCGACGACATCAAGGTCGAGCGGTCCCCGTTCCTGAAGGAGCCCCGCTACTTCACCCGGCTGCCGTGGACGATCCGGCAGATCCTCACCACCCGCCAGCCCGCCTGGGAATACGCCAAGCTCGTCCAGGAGTACCCCGAGCTGGCCGCCTACACCGCCGAGAACGCGTTCATGCCGGTGTCCGGCGTGCTGCTGCGGCAGTTGCGGTTCAAGGGCGACACCTTCAACCTGCGGGGCCTTCCCCTTCTCACCAGGGCGATGCGGAGCATGCTCCAGCAGGAGATGCTCAACACCGCCCTTGACGCCATCGCCGACCGCCTCTACACCCCGCTCATCCTCTGCAAGCTGGGCGCTTCCGCCACCGACCTGGGAACGAGCGTTCCCTGGATTCCGACGGATGATGACCTGGAGAACTTCGAGCTGGCTCTCGACGCGGCCCTGGCGGGAGATTTCCGCGCCCTGATCCACAACTTCGCGGTCGAGATGGAGCCGGTCTTCGGCCGCGAGAACATGCCGGACCTCACCCCCGACTTCGAGCGCATCGAGGACCGCATCCTCCAGGTGTTCGGCCTGTCCCGGACGTTCCTGACCGGCGCCGGGGAGGGCCAGACCTACGCCGCCGACGCCCTCAACAAGCAGCTGGTCGAGCAGCTGATGACGACCTACCAGCGGATGCTCATGCGGCACGTCCGGCAGCGGGCCCTCATCGTCGCCGAGGCCCAGGAGCATTACGACTACGAGGAGCGGAACGGCCGCCGCTTCGTCATCATGGAGGAGGTCCTGGAGACCGACGAGGAGAGCGGCGAGAAGCGGATCACCGAGCAGCCCAAGCTCCTGGTGCCTGACCTGAAGTGCGCCGTCCTCAACTTCCGCGACGAGGACGTCACCCGCCAGTTCGTCGAGGCGCTGCGGGCGTCGGGGATGCCGATCTCCCAGCGGACCCGCAGCCGGGGCCTCGGGCTCGACCTCGACGACGAGCGCGAGCGCAGCCAGGACGAGGCGGTCGCCGACATCGTCGCCCAGGCCAAGACCAGGCGGCAGGCGTTCGTCGAGCTGCGCAACGCCGGGCTGCCCGTCCCGGCCGACCTCATGCAGGACTTCGCGCCGCTCGCCCAGCAGGAGGGCGTGCCCCCGGCGGTCGCCGGCCAGCAGATGATGATCGACCGGATGGGGGCCTCCCCGGTCCCGCTGCCCGACCTGGCGCCGGTGCCCGCCGACCAGGAGCTGGCCGAGGAGGCCGAGGAGATGGCCGGGGGCCCGGTCAACGCCCCGCCCGAGGGCGAGGGGGACGAGATGCCGCCGCCGGGAGGGGGCATGGATCAGGTGCCGCCGGAATCCGGCGAGCAGCGCGGGGCCATGCCGAAGGCCGCCCGCCGGGGGATGCCGAAGCAGGGCGCGCTGTTCCGCCGGGCCGACCGGGTGCGCAGGACGGCGAGGCTCGCCCGGGCGGTCGACGAGGCCCGCGCCGAGGGCGAGGCCGCCGCGTCCGGCGAGGAGGGCTTCGCGGTGCAGGCCCACTTCTCCGAGTCCCAGGCGGAGGCGCTGGCCGGGCGCGGCGGGTGGGTGTCCGGCCCGGCGCTGCGCGCCTACCAGGACCCGGCGCACGTCGGCATCCGCGCCCGCCTCGGCGTCACCGAGGAGGACTCGCGCCTGGCCGACTACGAGGCGGTCTACAGGCCGTCCAGGTAGCGCCCACGGAAGGGCTGGGCGGACCAGCCCGGAAGGGAGCCCAGCCCCGTGAGCAGCCCCCTGGTCTCAGCCGGGACGCCGCAGATCGAGACCTCCAACTTCACCGGCCTCATCACCCCGTCCTACGGCCAGGCGACGACGGCCGGTAACGTCGCGGTCGCCTGGCTCCAGTGCAACTCCGGCAGCGCGACCGACCCGTTCAGCCTCGACTCCGGGACCGGCTGGGAGCAGGCCGCAGTCGGCGGCGCGGCGTTCGGCTGGTCGGGCATCTGGTGCAAGCGCGGCCTGGGCGCCGGGGAGGCCCCGCCGCAATTCGCGATAGCCTCCGGCGACGCCACCGGCGGGATGCTGGCCGAGTTCGACGGCAGCATGATCTCCGGCATACTCGACCAGCCCGGCGACGGCGGCTCGGCGGGGGCCACCGAGACGGCGGCCTGCGCGGCCCCCGACGCCGGGCCCGGCGAGCTGATCGTCTTCGCGGCCAACTACAACGGCGGCGGCAGCGCCACCACCATCGACGTCACGATGAGCGACTCGTCAGGCGCCCCGGTGACGCCCGTCGTCTACGACAACCCCGGTGACACGACCGGCTGGAAGTACGTCTTCGCGTGGGGGCAGGCTGGCGAGGCCGGGGCGGTCGCCGACACGGCGACGTCCGTCCTCGGCGTGTTCAGCGAGGGCGGCTGCTGCATCGCCTCGATCAGGGCGACCGACCAGGGGGCAGGGGCCTTCTCGGCCGCCGGGGCCCTGTCGGCCGCCGCGAGGGCCACCGCGAACGCCGCCGCCGCGCTGGCGGCCACGGGCTCGCTGGCAGGGCAGGCCGTCGTCGCCAGGCGGGCCCAGGGGGGCCTCGCTGCCGCGCCGGGGCTGTCGGTCTCCGCCCGCGTCGTCAAGGCGGCCCAGGCGACCCTGTCCGCCGCGCCATCGCTGGGCGTCCACGGGAGCGTCCTCGCGGCCGGACTCGCCTCCCTGGCGGCCACGGGGGCGCTCGCGGTGCGGGCCACGGCGGGGCCTGACCTGGAGGCGCTGTGGGAGGCGTACCAGGTCGCGGCGGCCGTCGCAGCCGCCAAGCGGCAGCAGTGGCGCATGATGCGCCAGGCAGGCGGCACCGACGGGACGGCCGGCTTCCTGTACGGGCAGGCGTACGAGGCCGAGCACCAGGAGGAGACGGCCTACCAGGCTTTCCTGGCCGCCCAGCGGGAGGTGCACCCCGGCGTCACGGGCTAGGGCGCCCCGAGTGCCGCTCTGTCATCAGGCGCTGCCATGCCTCCATGCACCCCTTCGAGTGGAACCTCCCGCTGACCGTGTGGGTGTCCGGGAAGGTCCCCTCGCACGCCCACGGGTCGTCGTCGAGTTCCTCCCCGCACTGCGGCCCGTCGCACTTGCCCCCCGCCGCCGCCACGGGAGCCGGCGGGGCGGGCATGATCGCCGGGCGCGCCGGGGCGGCCTCCAGGACGGTGCCCCGGACCGGGCGGCCCAGCTGGACCGGCCTGTGGTCGGCCCGGAACCTGGCGATGACCGCTGCGGAGGCGATGACGGCCACGGCGCTGACCGCGAAGATGGACTCGGCCGGGTACGCGGTCACCAGGTGGTCGACCTCCACCCCCGCCCAGGCCAGCAGCAGGAGGGCGGCGATGATCGCGGCGGCGGTCAGCGGCACCGTCAGCCCGGCGGGAAGAGGCCGAGGACCAGGGCCGCCTCCTCGGGGGGGACGATCGCGGCGCAGACCTTCCCGTCGAGGCCGATCAGCCAGGTGACCTGGCCGGTCCTCGACGCCAGGTCGGCGGCCAGGCGCAGGTCGTAGTGCTCGCCGGGATCCAGGTGCCCCTCGTCCACTACCAGCCTCACGAACTTGTCCACGGCCAGCCTCACCGCCTCGGCCTCGCCGGCCTGCTCAGCCGGGTCGTTCCGCTCTGTCGCCATCGCCCGCCTCCCTCTCTGCGTTCTCTCTCGACGTTAGCAATAAATCTTGTATCAAAGCAAGGCGAACCGGCCGCCCGGGAAGAAACGAGGGAGGCGGCACACATGCGAAGGCACTCGACCAGGCTGTCCCAGGCGCACGAAGAGGAGCCCGAGGACGACGGTCTTTCGCGCACCGCCGACCGGGACTACCCCGAGCTGGGCACCATCCTCGACGACCGGCCCGACCCCGGCGGCGTCATCACCGTCATCGGCGCCAGGCGGCTCGCGAACCTCTACGGCACCGACCAGGACGACCGCAACGGGCAGTTCAACGGCGAGCCCGGCGACGCCGGCATGTACTGGTCCGAGCCAGGCCAGCAGCAGTGGACGCAGGAGAACGAGCCGCAGGAGCCCGCTCCGCCGCCGCCGTGGGCCATGTCGCCGGTGATGGCCCGGCTGGCGGAGCTGGAGGAGGCCGCCGGGCTCATCGGCATGAGCCACCACGCCACCTCCATCAACGGCCAGCAGGTCGACGACCACGGCGACGCCCCGCAGCACGGCACCGTCCCCCGCGCGCAGGACCCCGACTCCTACGACGACCGCTCCACCGAGGGCGACGGCGACCCCAAGTGGGACGACCCGCTCGACCCCGCCCACAAGGAGGAGTACAACGGGGCGACCGTCGGCATGTACCCCGAGGGCATCTCGGCGGGCGGCGGCCCCGGCATCTCCGTCGGCCCCGTCACGGCGGAGCTGAACCAGAAGGGGCAGAACGAGCTGCGCCGCCACATGGCCGAGGACCACCTGGCCGACCCGTCCTTGTGCGCCTCCTCCGAGATCCGCGAGCTGGCCGACGACCACGCCGCCGACCACGACTACGGCAACGCGGACCACGCGCACGGCCCCGACTACGACCACCGGCCCTTCTGGGACGAGGGCGCCGACGCCGGGCGATACCACGAGTTCACCGGCTCCAGGAGGACCGCACGCGTGCCCTGGACCCCGGCCGAGCGCGGCACCCTGCACACCTGGCAGCAGGTGCCGACCGGCACGTGGGGCGACTTCGTGCCGTCGTCGGAGTTCCCGTTCCTGCGGCCGGGCGAGAGCCAGCACGGACCCGAAGAGGAGGACCTGCGTGCGGAGGGGAGCTGGGAGCCCTATGAGGCCGACGAATACGACTTCGCCGATAAGCCCAGCTACCAAGGCTGGCCGCAGTCCATGCCCGAGGAGTACGAGCCTCGCGACTGGACCGACATCGCCGACCGGGCCGACCACAGGAACGACGCCGGCGGCTGGGTACACCACACGCTCAGCTCCCTGCGGGAGGGCGCCTCCGACGCCGAGGACCGCTACTGGCGGGCGCACCTGCGCGATCAGCACGGCTGGAGCGCGGGCCAGTTCGAGCGGGCCCGCCAGCGGGGCGACAGCCTCCCCGACATGCACGCGGCCGGGCACGAGGCGGGACTCGCCGGCCACCCGCCGCACGCCATCTCCGCCGAGCAGCGGCTCCGTGCGCAGCGCGACCTGGAGCGGGAGGACTCCCTCCGCAACATGTTCGGCCCGGACATCACCGAGGACAGGGCCAAGCTGAGGCCCGAGGGGTACGGGCTCGCCCATCCCGCACGGGGCGGCTATTCCGGCGGCGACCCGATGACGGCGATCATGACGTCCGGGGACCCGCGCCCGGTCGCCGACCCGTCGCACTGGGAGCAGGCCGACCCGGCCCGGTTCCGCCGCATGATGAGCGCCCTTACGGCGCACGCGCACGACGACGAGGGGGACTCGCTCGATGACGGGCCGGCCTCCGGGGACTTCGGGGTCGGCGACGAGGAGGACGAGGACGGCCCGGAGGGATGGCCCGCCGCCGGGGCGGACGTCAGCGAGACCGGCCGGGCCATGACCCAGGGCCGCTACGACGGGAAGACCAGGCGGAGCGGGGACCAGGGGCACCTGGCCGCGTTCGTCGCCGCCTCGGGCAGCCCGTCGTTCCGCTTCCACTTCACAGCCTCCTGGCAGGACGTCATCGCCAAGGCGAGGCGGATCCGCGCCGACGGCCACGTCCGCATCACCCACGCCTCGGCGGGCCTGGTGATCGGCGAGGTGCGGGGCGATCACGACACCTATGAGACGGGCATCCAGCGCCCGGTTGGCAAGCGGCAGTCCATCCAGCACTGGGCCTGCGGCTGCCCGTGGGCGTCGTTCCACCAGAGCAGGACCGCCGCCAGGAGGCCCGGGGGCTACGCGGGCAGGCCGTGCTCCCACGTGATGGCCCTCCAGTTCGAGGCGCAGTCGCGGGGGATGTTCGGCCGGCAGTTCGGCGCGGACGAGAACCTCCCGTCGTGGTCGCCCCCGACCGTCGTCGTCAAGTCGATGCCGCCGTGGGAGGGCGAGCCGCACGCGGGACGGTGGCGCGAGGAGTGGCGCGCCCCGGTCGCCTCGATCCGGCGCGCCGCCACGCCCGACGAGGCGCGCGACGCCGACTGGACGCCGGAGGACCGGGACGAGTGGGAGCGTTCCGGCGCGGTCGTCGGCTGGCCGTGCCAGCGCGCCACCGCCGCCCTCCTGCGATCCGGCGCGGACCCGGAGGAGGTCGACGCGCTCCGGGCGATCGCCGGGCTGGGGCCGGTCAGCGCCGACGCGGCGCGCTCCGGCGCGCTCCTGGCGCGCCACCTGACGGTGGCGCACGGCCTGCCGGAGGAGAAGGCGGCGGAACTGTGCCGGGACGTCCCCGGCGCTCTCGGGTGGCACGGGGCGCTCCACGAGGCGCGCGCCGCCGTGGCGATCCCGCACCGGCACGAACCGCCCGGCGCGCCCGGCGCGGGGCTGCTTCCGGTGGAGGGTCTCCGTGTCACCGCCGACGGCGCGAACGGGCCGTGGGGGAGCGACAACACCGTCTCGCACCCGCCGCAGAAGCCCTACGGCGCGACGTCGCCGCCGGATAAGGACATGGACCCGGGCAGCTACGGGCCGCTCGCCGCGCCCGACCCGGAGAACTGGGGCCGCATCGACGCGGGCGACGTCTTCCAGATGCCGATCGGCAACACCGCCGCCGTCCGCCCCGTGCCCGGCGACCTGCACTGGCCGGACCAGTCCCAGGACGAGCAGGGCACCTTCAGCTACCAGGACCGGGCCGCCGCCGCCGGGCCGTCAACCGCGATGACCCCGCGCGACCCCAACGGCATCCGGATGGAGGAGACGCGAAGAGACTGCCCCTGCTGCGGCGGAACAGGCGAGCACAACACCGGCCGGGAATGCTACGGGTGCGACGCGAGCGGAAGCGCCGACGGGTATTCCGGGCAGGTCCCGTGCGACGGGACTAAGCCCTACGGCGTTGACAGCGAAGGCCACCAGGTCGAGCTGGACCCGCTCGACGGATGGCAGCATCTGGACGGGTCCGTCTCCCATGACGACGGGAGCACAGTCAGCGATCATCCCGTCCGCGCAGAGCTGCGCGACGAGCCCGAGGCCGCCCTCCCCTCGACCACCGGCGACGACCTGGAGGCGACGGCCGCCGCCGACGGCACCATGGGCGGAGGCGACGCCGGGGACGGGGCAGCCCAGGAGGCCCCGCTGGACGTCGCGTCCCTCGGCGAGTTCGGGGCGTCGGCGCGGGAAGAGTTCCGCCGCAAGTTCGGCGGCCCGACGGCGATGGGCGACCGGTCGGTGGCCGAGGGACTGTCTGGCGGGGCGCAGGAGCCCCCGGTGACCGGCCAGCAGCCGGGCATGGGCTCGATGGACGAGCCGCTGACGCCGGACGACCAGTCGATCCAGACGATCGGCGGCCAGCAGTGGTCGGGCGGCGGCGCAGACTCCGACGAGGTCGAGGTCGAGCCCGGCCAGCCGCAGGGCGGCATCGACGACATCGTGGCGTCGTTCCAGCGCTCGGCGGCGGCCAGGGCCTACGCCGGCGGGGGCGCGGCGGGAGGGGGCGCTGCGGCCGGGCCCGGGGACATCGCCGGGGCCGCCCGCGCCTACCTGGCGAAGACGGCCGAGGTCCTCCCCCAAGCCGAGGCCGACGAGCTGATCCGGGAGGGGCGCGGCCAGCGGGCGCGCAACCTCGACCTGCTCGACCTGGAGGGCACCCACTACGCGGACGCCGACGAGGAACTCGGCAAGAAGGGGCTGAGCATGGACGACCACGACGATGACGTGATCTTCGCGTGAGCCACCGAATGGAGATGGCCCCGCGCGAGCAGACGGCGGCCGACGACCCGTTCGGCGGGCGCGGGACGTTCCTGCCGTTCCCGGGGCTGAGCGCCACGGAGATCTCCGACGCCCTGACGGAGAGGGGGCTGGGCTCCGTCCCGTCCTTCGCCTGGGGCGGCATCGGGGCCTGGGTCGAGGTGGGCCGTGCGGGAAGCTCCTGAGGCCGCCGACCCGTTCAGGGTCATCATGCCCCCGGGCCAGGACCTCCTGTCTCGCGTCGGCGTGCTCATCGGCCTGATCTTCTACGCCGCCGGGACGCTGTCCTTCGCCGGGATCGTCGTGGCCTATTTCTCGCTGAGAATGTACGACTTCTCCGACGACACGAGAATCGCCTTCATCGTCCTGTTCTCCAGCCTCTTCTCCATGATCCAGGGGCTCATATTCATCCTGATCACGAGGGGAGGAGAGCTGAGGCGGAGCCAGATGGAGTTCATGCTCAGCCAGATAGGCGTTCTCAAGTCCCAGGGGACTTCCCCGAGGCCGACCGACGGTTAGGGGAAGGACCCATGCTCGCCCTTCCGCCGGCCGTCCAGGCGGTTCTCGCGTCCTCGCCAGTCACAACGGTTCTCTCCATCGCCGGGGGCCTCATCGCCGTCCTCATCATGGCGGCCGGGATCATCGGCACCTGGGCCGCCCTCCGGGTCGGCAGGAACACGCAGATCACAGCCAACTACAGAGCCACCGCCGAGTCCTGGGAGAGCCTCGCGACCAGCCTGACGGCCGAGAAGACGGAGCTGGAGCACAGGCTGGAAGAGGCGATGGTCACGATCACGTCGCTGACCACCAAGGTCTCCACATTGCAGGAACTCGCCACCGGCCACCCGGCGGTGGAGAGGCTCTCCGAGGCCATGCACCAGTCATTCCAGACGCTGACCATCCAGATGAACCGCATCGAGGACTCCTTGAAGGGAGCCGGAAATGGCGGAACTGCCAGACCCACCGCCCCCCACGCCGACTAGCGATCTTGACGACGACCTCAAAGAGGTGCTGGACCGCAGCCTCAAGTTCCTGAGGAGGATCACCACGGGAATGGGGGTGATCGTCCTCGTGGTCGTCGTCGTGGCCGGCGTCCTCGTCCGCTGGGCGCTGACCGAGCACTCCCGTGTGGACCAGTACCTCGCCGGGCAGTGCCCGTTCTATTACACGGTGGCCGCTCTCCCTGTTCCGGCCAACACCGGGAAGGTCGGGGTGAACCTGGTCGAGGGCGCCAGGAGCGCCCTGGTGAGGCAGGCCTGCCCGGAGAGGCTGCCTCCGCCGTCAGCGGAGCTGGTGCTCCTCGGCCGCAGGTACGGCATACCGATCACCTACTGACCGGGCCCGTCCTCGTCCTCGTAGCGCGGCAGCGCCCTCAGGTACGGATCCAGCTGGCGCTCCACCTCCGGCGTTATCCTCTCCATCACGCCGGTGGGGGTCTTCCCGGGATCATCCGGGGACCAGGCCCTGAGTTCCGGCAGCGGCGGCTCCTCCTGCGGCACGGGCTCCTCCTCCCCTTCCTCGTCGGCCGCCTCCTCCTCGGGGTCCGGCGCGTACGGGGCGCTCTGCCACGGGGGGCTCTCGCCCTCGGCGAGCTGCGCGCGGGGGACGATCTTGGTCATGCTCGGCAGGTCCTGCCGGCGGACCTGGTAGGCGGGCGGATCCGCCTCCCTCATCCTCGCCAGGAAGTCAGCGGCGTCGCGCTCCTCGCGGGCGTCCCTGGCGGGGCGCGCCAGCCAACGGCGCAGCGATTCCAGGATGGTCCGCCTGCGCTCCGGGATGAACGGCTCGTCTTCCTGGGGCCCGCCAGGCCGAAGGGCCAGGGCCGCCAGCACGGCGGCGGCCCTGGCCCTCAGGTCGATCCTCATAAGACTCCCTGGTTCTTGTTCCAGCAGGTGTTTCCCTTGCCGCGCGAACGCGACAGGTCGTCGGTCAGGTCCCGGTTGCAGTCGGTGCAGCGCTGCATCTTGACGGCGTACATCATCCTGGACTCCTCGGTCCCGTGCCGGGCGATCGCCGCGATGGCGGCGCGCTGCTCGATCATGTGGATCCTGGTGACGCGAGTCTGGCCGCTGCTGCCGCCGCCCAGCACGCGCTTGACGAAGGTCCAGCCGGCGTACTTCCCGTCCTCGGGGCGCTCCACCTTCCAGAAGTCGACGTCGTTGCTGCCGGTGCGGGAGGGGGTGGCGTAATAGCCGGCCGGGATGTCGTGGGCCGGGGCGGTCTCCCCCGTTGCGGCCACCGGCGGCGGAAGGTCCGGGCAGCGCCGCAGGTGCTTCAGCACCATCTCGGCTGCCTGGCGGGCCAGCGGCCTGCTGCCGTTCACCATGTCCCTGGCGAGGTGGTGCTCCTTGCGCGGGGCGAGGGCGGCGATCTCCCTCATGATTTCCATCATGTCCATGCCGGACAGTTCCGCGATCACGGTCTGCTGCATCTTCTTCTCCCGGGGACTCTGCTGATTCGACTGCTCTTCGCTTGAGACGACAATAACAAGAAACCTTGTATTGCGCAACGCGAACCCCGGCTCCCCCGGAAGAGTGGAGAGACCGGAGGGGATCGTGCTCAAGTACGCGGCGCTGGAGATGCTCGACGCGTGGCGCCAGCCGACGGCGGGCGGGATCTCCCGCCTCGCCCACCGGGTCGCGTTCCACTACGACCCGCGCCCCGGCTACCTGTACGTCCGCTCCCGGATGATCTCCAGCCGGACCAACGACAACCACGACACGTTCCCCGCCGGGGAGATCGAGAAGGGCTACACGACCTTCCTCGGCAAGCCCGTCTTCGTCAACCACAACAACGCCAACCACCGCAGGGCCCGTGGCGTCATCGTCGCCGTCGCCCTGCACCGCGACCGCACCCGCGACGGCAGCCCCGACACCTGGGTCGAGGGCCTCATGGAGGTCGACGCGGTCAGGTTCCCCAAGCTGGCGAAGGCGATCCTGGAGGGCAGGGTCAACCGCACCAGCATGGGCGTGGACGTCGACTGGTCCACCTGCTCGGCCTGCGGCAACAAGGCCACCTCCCCGGCCGAGTACTGCAAGCACCTGCCCGCGATGAAGGGCCGGAAGATCCGGCAGCGGAACGCCAAGACCGGCAAGGTGGAGGAGCGCCTGATCCACGAGATCTGCGCCGGGCTCAGCTTCTTCGAGAACTCCCTGCTGGTCGAGGACCCCGCCGATCCCTCGGCCTTTTTGCTCGGGGAGCCTGACACGCGAGGGCTACACATGTCTCCACGTTCGGCCAGCTCGAATCCTGGAGATCGCCGCGCTCGAAACGCCGTAACGCCCGGCGATGTCCAAGAGGCTGAGCTGGCCTCGCTTCGCACATCCGTTGCCGGTCGCTACCAGGGGCAGAAGTTCGTATTTGATGACCCGGACGTCGGCGTCGGTGAGTTTGACAGCCGGGTTGCGTACGCCCGGCAGGCTGCGCCCCTTGGCCACCATGTCGGCCGAGTTGACCGCGTTGGTGCCCAGGAACCAGTGCATGGAGTTCATGCAGATCTTGAAGTCGCACGAGTGGCAGACGACAAAGCGCGGCGGAATAGGCCCTCGCAGCAGCTTCCAGCCATAGCGATGCGCGCGGACGCTCGTCCGTCTCGCGTCCGCCAGAGAGAAGCGCGGGTACCCGCTGTCGAAGGTTCCGCCCGTCCACGGGTTGCAGAAGCCAGGCCCTGCGCTGAAATCGATCAGCGCGAAGTACCGGTCAACCTCCGACACCGTTCTTACGAATCGTCCGTCCAGTTCACACCTGCCGACCATGGTGTTAATCATAGCCGAGAACCGGACGCACGGGGCATGGAGAAGGCCGCCGGGCTCCGCCCGGCCCAGGCCCGCCCGGCCCAGGCCCGCAGGCCGTTCGGCGAGCTGGCGCCCCACGAGCAGCAGGCGGTGGCCCTCTACCACCGGCAGATGCTCGAAGAGGGGAACGCCCCCCAGGGCAGCACCACCGGCGACTACCTGTACGAGCCCCGCCAGGAGCCCAGGGGCGACTTCATCAACCGCTACATGGACGCCGACGACGAGTTCAAGCGGGAGTACGGGCGCGGGGCGGCCGACTGGGAGGCCCACCACCAGGACACAGTGGCCCGCCACCCGATCCCCGCCTACCCGCCCGAGGGCCGGTGGCCGCTGATCGTCAGCGACGCCAACCCGAACTACATCGACGACGGCTACCACCGGATGCACTCCTACATGCGGGACGGCGCCACCGAGATCCCCACGATCAGGATGCACCCCAAGAGGGCCTCGAAGACGGCCGCCGCCGGGGACCCCGACTTTAGGGACCTCATCCCCAATTCCTGCACCCAGTGCGGGAAGCCGGTGCACTACCGCCCCGGCGCCGGCAGGAACGGCACCTACCCGTGGCGGCACCGGCACCAGGCCATCGAAGACCACGCCGCCGTCCCGTCCAACCCCGACGACAGGCGGCCGTCGCAGAACGCCACCTTCGGCGGCACCACCTGCCTGATGTGCCACGAGCCGGTGAAGATCAACCTGAACGCGCTGGACACCGACACCGGCGGCTGGCACCACCACGACGGCATGAAGCGCGACCACCCCGCCATCCCGAAGGACGCCCGCGCCGTCTACGACGCCATCCCGGGCATCAGGGCGCAGCATGACCAGGCCCGCCAGCAGATCCGCGAGCACCTGCACCGGCAGTTCGAGCAGATGGAAGGCAGGCCGCTGCCCCGGCGCCCGAGAGGCGACGAGGACCGGATGCCGCCCGACCCGTTCACGGCCAGACGCAAGAGGGCCAGGCGCCAGGCCGCCGGCCGCTTCCGCGAAGAGTTCACGCACTGCTCCAATTGCGGGGTCCCGCTGCTGGACGCCGACGACATCAGCGCCGCCGACTCGCCCGGCGACTGGTCGCACCACGGCTACCCGCACCTGTGCATGAACTGCGCCATCGGGCCGATCTCCGACGAGGGGACCATCCCCGGGACTCCCGGCAAGCCGCACCCGATCTTTCCGGGCAACAAGGGCGGCTATCACCTTCGCCCGGGGCTGGCAGGCGACCCCATGCCCACCGACCGCCTTCCCGAGAGCTACCGGAACTGGGAGCCGGGCGACGCGGTCCGGCAGTCCACGTCGAGCCGGAAGACGGCCTACGGGGAGACCCGCGTGCCGCCCCAGGTGGACACGCTGCGGATGGACGAGTGCCCCGTCTGCGGCGAGCACAACGTGTGGTCGGGCAGCCGGTGCCCGGTTTGCGGCTTCGTGGTGCCGCCCAGTGTCTTCCGCGATCCCGACACCGACAAGGCGCGGCAGGTGCGCGACCAGCTCGACGCCGACGGCGAGGTCACCGAGGACCCGCAGGACCCCCAGGGCCAGGAAATGGGCGAGGAGGAGCAGATCGGCAGCGGCGATGACGCCGACGACCAGCTCACCCACCCGGACCAGATCGCCCCGGACGGGGTGCCGGTCGTGCAGGGCGAGGGCGGCCCGGTGCCCGGCGAGGAAGAGGGCGCGCAGGCGGGGCCGCCCCCCGAGGAAGAGGGCGAAGAGCAGGGCGAGCCCGGCGGGATCCCCGGCGACGCCGGCGAGGAGGGCGGCCCTCCCGTGGACCAGGAAGAGGAGCCAGGCGACGAGCTGGAGTGCCCCGCGTGCGGCACCACGTTCGAGACCGACGCCTACGCCCAGCCGGGCATGCCGTGCCCCGCCTGCGGCATGGCCAACCTCCACCCGATCGACGAGAGCGGCGAAGACGGGGAGTTCCCGCCCGATGACGGCGACCCTGACGGCGAGGAGGAGGAGGGCGACGGCCCCCAGAAGGATCAGGAAGACGATCCGTCCGCTCCGGGAGACGAGAAGGAAGAGGACGAGGACATGCCAGCAAAGACAGGCGCCGCGCTCATGCAGGCCCAGGCGCGGAGGATCGCCGAGCAGTCGGCGATGATCGAGGCGCTGTCGGCCCAGCTGCGCTACCTCGCCTCGGCCGCCGGGGTCGGGCGGGAACTCGACGAGGTCGGCCGCAGGGTGATGCGGCGCCACGCCGACATCATGAACCCGGCCAGCCCGGTGCCCGACCCGCCCGAGGGGCCGCCGTCGGAGACCACCGAGCAGGCGCTGATGCCGGAGGCGATGGACGACCCGTCGCGCCCCGGCGCCACCCCGGGCGCCAACTCCCGGGTGCCGGCCGCGCAGACCACCACGGCGATCACCCCCGGCGTGGAGATGCAGACGCCCCCGGCGACCAACCTGGTCGACGTCACCGCGCCGGTCCAGGGCACCAACCCGTCGCAGGACGGCGGCGTGCCGATCGAGCAGCGCAGGATCGAGACCGATGTGCGCATTGACCCCGACCCGCTGAAGGCGCACGGCCCCGGCATCGGCGGCCAGGGCGACAACGGCGCCGCGTTCCCGTGGATGCTGGACGCGCGGATGCCAGACCAGGGCGGCCAGCCCGGCCAGGGCCAGCGCGCGGCGTCGCTGCACTCGCAGCCGGGCGAGGCGGAATCCTCGCGGCGCACCTTCGGGGCGATCCGCCTGGCGAGGCTCCGGGTCCAGGCGGGCCTCGCCCAGGGCGACGAGCTGGCCGTAGCCGAGCGCATCGAGAGGGACGCCTCCCTGTCCACCGCGATGATCGAGCACGACATCTCCACTCTGGAGCAGGTCGGGGCTGTGGCCCGCCCCCAGGCCCCTCTCCAGCGGCAGGCGGCCCGCTCCGCCCCGTCGCTGGCGTCGGTGGGCGCGGCCAGCCAGTACGCCCCGGCCGCCGCCGACGACCTCGACGGCTCGGACCTGTTCCTGTAGATGACCTGGACGGTGACCCTCGACGGCGGGGACCGGGAGGTGGTCCTCCCCAACGGTCTCCGCTATCAGGGCGCCGCCGAGGCGGTCCTGTCCGACCGCTGGTACGCGCAGCTGTCGGCGGCTGCCCTGGAGAGCCTGATGAGCGCCTCCTACCTCGGGGGGATCGCCTCCTACGCGGTGACGATGGCGGAGGGGGCCTCCATGGTCGTGCTCCCCGACGGGCTCCCCCACAAGGCGGGCGACCAGGTGCTGCTGTCCGACGAGCAGTACTCGCTGGTAACCCCGGCGGCGGCGGAGGCGTTCTTCAGTTCCGTAGTGACGACGGTGGCCTGATGGCGTGGCAGGTGACGGTCGAGTCCGGGCTGAAGGAGGTGGTTCTCCCCGACGGGCTCCGCTACCAGGGCGGCGATGTCGCCGTGCTGGACGACGCCCAGTACGGGTCGATGTCGGCCAACGCGGTCGCCACCCTGTTCAGCGCGGTCGAGCAGATCGGCGGGGGCGGCGGCGGCGGAGGGTCCGTCAGCAGCGTCAACGACGTCGACCCGGTAGACGGCAACGTGACGCTAACGCCCGCCAGCATCGGGGCGGTGTCCGGCACCGGCGGCGGCAAGGAGACGATCGGCGCCCTCGGCGACGTCACCGGGACCGCGACCGTCAGCCTGGCCGACGGCAACGTCTTCACGGCCACGATGACGGGCGGCACGACCTGGACGTTCTCGGGCGCGACCAGCGGGAAGTCGTGCTCGTTCGACCTGCGCCTGAGCCAGGACGGCACCGGCGGCCGGGTGGCCACCTGGCCGGGCAGCGTGACCTGGGTCGGCGGGACGGCGCCGTCGCCGGACACGTCGGCGGGCGCCCTGAGCGTCTACTCCTTCGAGAGCCTGGACGGCGGGACGACATGGCTCGGCTCCCTGGTGCAGGAGCTGCCGTCGTGGGCCCTCGCGTCGGCCGCCGCCGCGATCCTCGCGCTCCTGGCGGGCGGCGTCACCCTGCCCGCCTACCTGGCCCCGGCGGTCGTCACGCTCGCACAGTCCGGCGGGTCCGTCGCGCTGGACGGGACGCTGGGCAACATCTTCCGCCTCACCCTCACGGCGTCAGGCTGGACGCTGGCCAACCCGACGGGCCTCGCCGACGGCCAGCCGGTGGAGGTCGACCTGATCCAGGGCACCGGAGGCGGCTTCACGATCAGCTACGGGTCCGCGTGGGACTTCGGGGCGGCCGGCGAGCCGACCCTGAGCGTCACGGCGGGGAAGGTCGACTACCTGATCGGCCGCTACTCCGCCGTCGCCAACGGCGGGGCGGGCGCCGTCGTCGTCTCCCCCGCGCTGGGGTACTGATGGGATTCGCCCTCGTCAGCGCCGGGGAGGTCGCCTACGGCAACCCGAACTACACGGGGGAGATCGCCCCGTCGTTCGGGGCGTCCACCGGCGCAGGCCACCTGCTGGTCGCGTGCCTCTACAGCGGGTCCAGCGACGCGACCAACCCGTACACCTGCGAAGACGACACGTGGGCTCAGGTCGAGCCGAGCGACGAGTCCTACAACTGGTCTGACATCTGGTACAAGGAGGACTGCGGGGCCGGGGAGGCGCCTCCCGTGTTCGGGCTGTCCGACTCGACCACCTCGGCCGGGATGCTCCTGGAGTTCAGCGGCGGGGCGACGGCGGGGGCGCTCGACCAGGACGGCGGCCCGGCCTCTTCCGGCGAGACGCTCTCCGCCTCGGCGGGCGGCCCTGACGGCGGCGGGGGCCGCCTGCTCGTGTTCGCCGGGGGGTGGAACGGCGGCAGCGGGGCGACGACGATCGTCAACTCCGCGACGGACTCCTCCGGGGCCAGCGTCTCCCTGACCTCGTACAACGACCCGGACGACACCACGGGCTTCAAGTACAGCTTCTTCTGGGGCGTGTGCGGGGAGGCGGGCGGCGAGGCCGACTCCTGCTCCTCCGTCCTGGGCGTCTACTCCGGCGGCGGCTGCTCGATGGCGACGTTCAAGCCGGGCGGCGCCGGCCCGGCGGCGGTTCCCGCCCTCGCCTGGGCGGCGGTCGTATGACCCGCCAGTGGCGAACCCGCGAGGACGAGGAGACCGGGCTCGGGTGGGCGCGGCCGCTCGGCGGCGGCCTGGAGGCGCGGAGGCGCTCCGCCCGCGCCCGCGCGCTCCGGCCGCTGCCCGCGATCCGCTCGGCGGTCGCCGTCCACCTGGCGCTCGCACTGGCGCTGGCGCTGCTCGCCGCCCACGTCACGTCCGCCGCCCTGATGACCGCGCCGGCCTCGCCGTCGGCGGTCTGCGGCTCGCCGTCGCTCGACGGCCCGTCCTCGGCGCCGGAGGGCGCGATCACCGTGGCCGCCGGGGACAACTCGGCCCAGAGCTGGAGCGCCGAGGGGGCGACGTACTGGCTCGCGCCCGGCGTCCACACGATCGGGACCGGCCAGTACGACCAGATCCAGGCCGCCGACGGGGTGACCATCGAGGGGGCGCCGGGCGCCGTCCTGTCCGGGCAGGGCGACAACGAGTACGCGATCGTCAGCCTAGACACCAGCGGCGCCGACACCGGCATCACTGTCGAGTACCTGACCGTCGAGAACTTCATTCCCGGCGGCTCGGCCGGGGCGCTCAACGAGACCGGCACCCCGGGCTGGACGATCAAGTACGACACCGTCGAGTACAACGCCCCGGGCAGCGGGATGATGCTCGGCAGCGACAACGTCATCGAGGACGACTGCCTCGTACAGAACGGCCAGTACGCGTTCAACGGGTACTCGGCCATAGACCTCTCCAGCGTCACGGGCGGGCCGAGCGATATCACGGTCAGCGATAACGAGATCGCCTATAACGACACCTGCAACTGGGAGGACGTGCCCTCCGGGAATTTCCCGGTGACGCCGCCCTCCGCGTGCGCCGGGATTCCCCGTTACGATGGCTGCGGATGCAGCGGGGGCGGGAAATTCTGGCATGTCCTCAATTCCACGTACACCGGTAATTACGTTCTCGATAACTACAACGTCGGCGTGTGGTGGGACACCGACAACGCAGGCGAGACGGTCACCGGCGACTATTTCCAGGGTAATTTCGCCGAGGCGGTCATCGTCGAGGTCTCCTATAACGCCTATATCAACGGCAACGACTTCGTCGACAACTCGATCGGCGCCGGCCAGGCCGACCTGACGCCCGGCTTCCCCTCGGCCACGGTCTACATCAGCGAGTCCGGGTCCGATGACCGGGGGCAGCTGGCCACAGTGGAGTACGGCACCCAGTTCGCGGTCACCGGAAATTACTTCTGGGATAACTTCGGCGGGGTCGATCTCTGGGAGAACTCCAACCGGTTCTGCGGGACCCTCTCCACCGGGGCGGACGCCGCCTGCACCCTTGACAATGACGGCTGGACGTACGCGGACTACGGGTCGGGGGCGCCGTGCAGCCAGTCCGGGAACATCTCCGGCGCGCCCTACCTGGAGGACTGCCGCTGGAAAACCCAGAATGTCGCCGTCTCCGGCAACACGTTCTACAACAATCCCTCGGACCCGGTTTACGCCGGGAGCTGCACGACCGAGAACCTGTGCGGCTATAACGGGATCTTCAGCGAGGTCGCCACCTACGCCCCGTATTCCGAGCTGCCGGATGACGATCCCGGCTATCTCGTGGCCGACAGCATCACCTACGACCAGGACAACGAGTTCGCCGGCAACACCTACTGCGGCTCATGGGGGTTCGAGTCCCTCTTGCAGGGCAACGCGATCGCCTGGTCGGCGTGGCAGGCCTCGCCGTCGGGCCAGGACGCCGGGAGCACCATGAACGGCCCGGGCTGCGCGGCCGCCGCCCCTGCGGGCCACGTCGGCGGGCGGCGGCGCCGGTGATGACGCCTTTTCCCCTCTGCGCCCCAGAAGGAATAGCAGGAGGGCCTTCAGCCCAGGCTCATGAGAAAACGGAGATCTCGGAATGATCCGGACTTACCTGTCTAACGACTACGTTAAGCGGACAATTCGCCCGTTGTACTCGTGGACCCAGGCGACCCCCAAGTCGTGCTTCCTCGACCCCGCGTGGACCCGCGCCGTCCCCATCTGGCCGGGCATGGGCTTCGTCCGCACCGGCGGCGACCTGGTGGCCCTCGCGGGCGCCAACAGCACCCAGATGGGCGGCAAGTCCATGACGGGCACCGCCTACTCCGGGAACGCGGGCACCACCCTGTCGGCGGCGGGCAACCTGCCGATCTACGGGCTGGGCGCCCTGTACGTCGGCGGCGACGGCATCGACGAGCTTCTCTACGCCGGCATCAACGCCTTCGCCGTGTGGGTGCTCGGCCCGGACTCGGAGTTCGAGATCCTCGCCCCCGCCTTCGACGCCACCCAGTCCTGGACCGACCCGGCCGACGGGTCCGGCGCCGCGTTCGTCGGCGTCAGCACGGCGACCTCCAACCAGGGGATGCTCGTCCCCTGGTCGTCGAGCACGACCATCTCCGCGCCGGTCGCCCGGCTGCTGAAGGTCAACTCGGCCACCAAGCTCACCATCGGCGGCCTCAACGCCTACGACGCGGCCGAGCTGACCGCCGCCAGGGCCTGACCGGAACACGCGGGAACACAGGAAAGGGAACCACATGAACGAGCTGGCTACCGTTTCGGCCGGCGGGCAGCTGGCGCTGGCCCCCGGCGGCGGCCTGCGGCCCCGCGTGGCGTCGCGCAAGTCCGACGACTACGTCGCCCAGATCGAGGCCCGGCGGGCGCGGACCGGCGGGGTCTCGCTGACCCGCGAGGCCAAGGTCCGCAAGATGGCCCTCATCCTCTCCGACGAGATGCACGGCTTCCGCAGGCTCGGCGTCGGCATGGTCGGCCCGATCCAGCTGAAGCTGAGGTACCAGGGCATCGTCCGCAACGTCCTGATCGAGGACCCGGTCACCCCCGGCACCCCCGTCGAGTACGACGTGTGGGACGACCTGGGCCAGGCCTACATCCTGTCCGGCACCGAGGGCGAGGTCCGCGTCACCCCGTTCGAGGGCAAGCGGATCCCGGTGCGGTTCTTCCGCATCGCCTCCCGCCCGGCGCTGCGCAAGGAGGACCTGTTCTACCTGCGCATCAACGCGGTCGAGCAGGCCCAGGACGAGACCAAGCAGGCGATCCTCAAGCAGGAGGACGCCCGGCTGCTGGTCCTCCTCCAGGCCGCCATCACCGACTACGCGACGCGCCCCGACCACGTGGTCACCCCCAACCACAACATCACCGAGGCGTCGGGCTACCTGACCCCGGGCTCGCTCTACAGCGCGGTCGCCATGACCGACCTGCACGAGCTGCCCAGCGCGCGGATCCTGATCAACCCGTTCGACTACCGGGACATGTTCCGCTGGGACATCAACCAGACCGGCTGGGCGTTCAAGGACCGGGTCGTCGCCGGCGAGACCATCACCAGCTTCGGCGAGTTCCAGATCCAGCGGTCGATCATCGTCCCGCAGGCCAAGATCTTCCTCGCGCCCGAGCCGAATTTCCTCGGCGTTTTCCCGATCCTATATTCGCTCGACGTAGAAGAGAACCATAATGTTGAAGCCTTCTGGAAAGGATGGGTCTTCGATGAAATGATTGCGATGTCCATTCTAAATCCGAGGGGCCTCGCCAGCATTACGAAGAGCTGACCTGTTCAGAGCATTAAATCGAACACCTCGTCTAATCGACGGGGTGTTCGCATTTTATTAGTGATATTTACTTAATATTCGCCTGATGAGGACAGATCCCTCGGTTCCACTGCTTCCCGCAATTACAGTTGGCGCACAGCACCTGAAATCCGTCCGGGTAATTGTTATTCCGCAGCCATCGATAAGTTCGAGCCCCGGCCTGGCTATATTCAAGGCCGGTTTCTCCTGCCATCTTCCTCCGGTGCTCAGCACCGTTGTCGTCGATGTGGTCGATCGTCAGGAAGACCAGCTCCGTCTCTCCGCAGCAAGCGCAGACGCCCCCGTAGGCGTCCATGACCTGACGCTTTAGCTTCAGGAGAGACTTCCGGTTGTACTCGCTGTACTTCCCCGGGTTGGCCTGCCGCCAAGCGTCTCCGTACTGCTTCCTGACTCCAGGGTTGCGAGCGTAGTAGTTGTCGAGGTTGGCGCGGACGCTCCTGCGCCGGGTCTCCAGGTGCGCCTCGGGGTCGGTCTCGTCGGCCACCTGGTGGACGCGGGGCCGTCCTGCCCTCTTCTTCGGCCGCAGGTCACCGGTGACCTTGTCGATCGTCCAGCCGTATGGGGCCTCCGGATCGATAGGATTATCCTCAGTAGCTATCATGTAGAGAATCTTACAACTTTCCTTGGTAGGCTATCTGCATGACCGAGAGCGAGAAGAAGCGCAAAGCCCGGTGCCTGTACTGCGGCACGCTCAAGCCGGTGACCAAGTCAGGCAAGATCCGCAGGCACTGGGTCATCGGCGGCCCCACCACCACGACGGCCGGCCAGCGCGTCGTATGCGGCGGGTCAGGGAGGGCGGCGTGAAGATCACCGTGGACGGCATCGAGCTGAACTCGCCCGAGGAGGCCCTGTTCTACGGCCTGATGCGGCTGTGGAAGGTCCCCTGCGAGCGCGCCGATCGCAGCCGGGCCATCTCCGTCAACGGCAGCGGCTGGTACTGCCCGGACTTCTACCTGCCGGAGCAGGACCTCTGGGCGGAGACCAAGGGCTTCGAAGAGGAGGACCACCGGCTGCGGTACGCCTGCTGGCGCATGCCCGGGAAGAAGCTGGCGGTGCTGAGGCGCGAGCAGCTCGACGTGCTCCGGGCGATCGCCCAAGGCACCCAGGCCATCGCCTATCTCGAAGACCTGGCGTGCAAGGCGGTCAGGCTATGAGCGGAGAGAACTTCCCGGTTGAGTGCGCTCACGGGAACACCGGGATATGCCGGGATTGCGGGGGCACCACCATTCCTGTCCCCTCCCTCCCCAACGGCTGGGCCGCCGACGGGCCGCGCTTCAAGGACGCCGGCAGCTACCTGTCGGCTGACGGCGAGAATCCGGAGGCCCCGTGGCCCGGGTACGGCTGGCCGCTGGGCAGCGAGTGCTGGTACTACGTGCTGCGCAGGCGGGGCCGCCGGCTGCACGCGACCGGGCTGACCGTGGAGAGCGCCGCCCGGCGGGCAGAGCAGCTGGCCCGCGAAGAAGAGGGATTACGCGCTCACGACGGCTTGGGCCTCACCAGCTCGACGACGTCCCCGCAGATCCCGCAGTCGCACGGCACCAGCGTGGCGTCCATCCACCCCGGGTTGGCCGCCAGCCATTCGGCCAGCTGCCGCCCGCTCCAGCCGGACACGTCCTGCGTCTCGTGCATCGGCCCGTGGTGGCTCACCGGGTGCGGTTCCTCTCCGCCTCATCCAGGCAGCACTCCAGGCCGATCAGGACCTGCCGGCGCCGCAGCAGGTACAGCGGGGTGTCCGTCGGGTCCTCCCCGTCGGCCAGCATCTCCTGCGTCGTCCACTCGCTGATCCTGCGGCAGACCTCTTCTGCGAGCCTGCCCGTCCACGCCCGGGAGAGATGCTGCTCGGGGGTCAGGTCGTCGTGGCCTCGTTCCGAGCTCTCTCTGCTCATGGGCTTTATCTTACGGCTTTTCTTGATACCACGATCCCCGCCGCTATCAGCCCGTCCTCCATCCGCCCCACCTGAGACCGCAGGATCGCCGTCTCGTTCGCCGCCCTCTCCCACCGCTCCAGCAGGACCTGGGGCTTGACCCGGTTCCTCAGCCCCGGCCTGGCCAGCCACGGCAGGCCGCCCAGCTCCCGGAGGGCGTTCACGGCATTGGCCGGGTTCGTGTAGAGGGGGACGCGCCCCCCGCCGAACCGGCCCGCGCGGTTGGGCAGGTGCCTGACCACCTCGCGGATGCGCCGCTCCGCCTTGACCTGCTCGGCCTCGGCCAGGATCAGCCGCTCGCGGAGGTCCTGGAGCTGCCACAGGGCCTCGGCTGTTCCGGATGGTCGTCTCATGCGGACATGATAACAGCTTTCCTTGCTAGGCTAGGCGGTCGTCGTATAGAGATTACTTACCTCCCGGCGCAAGCGCAGGGGCCGCCCCGCCGGATCGGTCGCATAGGGGCTCCGAGGGCCGCCGCGAACGGAGGACCGGCACCGCGAGCGCGGGAGTGCCACCGGCGCGAGCGAGGGGGTTCTCTATACAACGTTTCTTGATATGCTGTCTCCGTGAACCTCCCGGCAGGCGCGGTACTCGCCTATTCCTTCGAGCCAGAGGCCCGGTACTGGCCGGCGATCACCGCCAGGAACCCGGGGATGGTCCCCGACATATGCGTCCAGGCGGCCTACTCCGGGGACGGCTGCGAGTGGGAGTTCGTCATCGAGGACCACGGCGCCGGCGAGGTCTGCGTCTCCCGCAGCTCGGGCCGCCGGGACCTGGACCAGGCGCGCGCCCAGGCGCCCGAGCTTTTCGCGGCCCTGGCCGAAATGCGCCCCCGCACCCTCGAAGAGGTCCGGGCCGTCCTGGTCCTCGTCGGGGCCGAGGACATCACGATAAGGTAGACAATACAGCCTTTCTTGATATGCTGTTGTCATGAGCCAAGCAGACGCCATGAGCGCGGCAGAATGCCTGTGCATCCTCAACTGCCGGGACGACCCGGCCACCAGATGCTCGCTGTCCGGCGAGTGGCACGTCCACCCCGGCGAGCCGTGCCGGGTCCACCCGGCCGCCCCCGGCGACCGCTGATGGACGCCCTGATCGAGGCGCTGACCATCCTGCGCAAGTACGCCAACCCCCAGTTCCCGCTTCACTGCGAGCACGACATGCTCTACGTTGACGTGGACCCCGCCCTCGTCTCGCCCGAGGACCTCGCCCGGCTGAGGGAGCTGTGGTTCGCCCCGGATCGCGACGACGGCAGCCTGTTCGCCTCCTCCTACTTCGGGAGCTGCTGACATGGCGCGCGTCCCCCTCCAGGCGTCCGACGTCCGGTCCTCCGAGGAGGGCTACTGGACGCTCGCCTCGTGCGAGCCCTACTGGGTCGTCCTGGCGGTCTTCGCCGAGGCTCCCGGGTTCCTCTTCGAGTGGACCGGGGACGGCTGGTCCGACCTCCTGTCCGACGTGATGCTGTTCGACCGCGCCGAGGCGGAGGCAGAGGTCTCGCGCCTGGGCGACCTCCCCGGCCGGACCGTCCGCAGCGCCAACTTCGCCGATTGCCTCCGGTACGACCGCCGGAGGGCCGGCTACCCCCGCCACCGCGCCGGGAGCCCGCGCCACAGCGGATCCTCCGAGGCGCTCAGGGACGTCTACCAGGCTATGGCGGACGGGGAGGCGTGATGGGGATCGTCATCGACAGAGACGACGAGCCGGACATCACCCTCCAGTCGCCGGGCGAGGCCCTGTTCTGGGGGCTGTGCTGGCTCCACGAGATCCCGGTGGAGCGCGCCCGGCTCGACCGGGACTCCGTGCAGTCCGGTGACGTCTGGTACTGCCCCGGCTTCCACGTCGTCGTCCCGAAGTTCCTGAACCTGTGGGTCGAGATCGCCGACGGCGACGGGGAGGGCGTGCTGCGCCCCGCACGGGAGGCGTACCGGAAGGTCGTCGGACGGCGCCTGGTCGTGCTCTACCGCGAGGACCTGGATAACCTGAGGGACGCAAGCCGGCAGTCCCAGTTCATCGCCAGGCTGAGGCTCCTCGACCAGCGGCGCCGGCCATGAGAATCCCGGGCGACTGGCCGAAGGCCGGGGACCTGAAGCCCTTCGAGGGCAGCTGGGTCCGCATCGAGATCGAACACCCGGTCCTGAGAGAATGGGCCGACAACGGCATCTGGGAGGGCGTCCTCGTCAATGCGAACGCCGACTGGTGGACCTGCCTGCTGCGGCTCGACGACGGCGCGCTCAAGTTCCTGGACGTCCGCAAGACCGCAAGCTGGGAGGCCGTGTGATGGGGAAGGCGGCGCGGGCGAGGCGCGACCGGCGCGAGGCGGGGTCCCTCCCCGCCAGGTTCGACTTCGGCCCGCATCACCTCGTCCGCTCGACGGCCCGGTGGATCAAGGCCGAGCCGGGCACATCGGGCATCTTCGAGATCCACGAGTTCGGCGAGACCCGCGAGCGCCCGTGCCCGGAGTGCGGCGGCGAGGTGATCTACCGGTACGGGAACTGGATCTGCCCGCCGGCCGGCCCCGGCGGGGAAGAGATCAGCGGATGCGGCTGGACCACCGCCAAGGAGACGACCGGCGGCCGGGGCGCCCGGGGCATGAACAACGGGACGACCACCCTGGAAAGATGCCCGGACTGCGGCGGGAGGGTCATCTACAACGGGAACTACTTCTGCGAGAGCTGGGGCGGGCCGTGCTGGTGGGCGCTGCCGCACCCGGCCAGGAGGAGGGCCGACCGGGACCTGGCGCTGCGGCTGACCGGGAGGACCTCGTGAGATTCGCCTACGCCGACCCGCCGTACATCGGGAAGTGCGGCAAGTTCTACGGCCATCACCACCCGGACGGCCGGTGCTGGGATGACATCCTGACGCACAAGACGCTCATCGACCGGCTGGCAGACGATTACCCGGATGGCTGGGCCCTTTCGTGCGCCTCCCCTAATCTCAGGGAGATTCTCCCGCTCTGCCCGCCGGACGCCAGGATCGCCGCGTGGGTGAAGCCCTTCTGCATTTTCAAGAAAGGCGTCCGGCCCGCTTACGCATGGGAGCCGGTCATCTTCTGCGGCGGCAGGAACAAGAACCACCCGCCCCCCCTCAAAGGCGGCAAGCAGACGACCCCGAAAGACTTCATCGCCGAGCCCATCACGCTGCGGAAGGGGCTGACCGGCGCTAAGCCCCAGAAATTCTGCGACTGGGTGCTGGACCTGCTCAACTTCCGGCAGGGCGACTCGGTCGACGACTTGTTCCCCGGCACCGGGGCGATGGGCGCAGCGGTGCTGAGAAGAGAGGCAACTATCATCACCTCGTGAGCCTCCCCTATCCCCGCTGCCACGACGACACGCCCCACGGCCCGCACCCGGAGATCAGCGGCCTCCCAGGTCAGGACTGCCCCGGCTGGACGGCCGAGCAGAAGACGGTCCACGACCTGATCGCCGGCGTGCAGGCGTACGTGCGCGAGCACTGGAATCCGCGCGAGCCCCGTCCGGAGGGGCTGCGGGTGGAGATGCACCCGGACGTCCACCGCCTGCTGATGAGGGACCCGGACCTGTGGAACCGGCCCGAACGGGAGTCGGCCCTGGAAGACTGGTTCCCCGTCCCGGCGAAGGTGACCACGGACGTGGCCCCGGGCAAGTGGCGGCTGGTGATCATCACCGAGGAAGTGCTGCTGGAGGGCTAGCCCGCCTCGGCCGCCTTCCCCAGCTTGACGACCAGGGCCCTCAGCTCGTCGAACTCGGCGTGCTCCCGTGTGTGCTCGGCGTGGCCGCCGGGGAAGACGACGGCCGCGCACCGCTCGCAACTCAGTAGGTCGCCGCGCAGCTCGTGGCTCCCGCCGTCGAACCCGATCGTCACGCGGGCCGCGAACCGGTACCCCTCGGGAATGCCCGGCTGCTCCCGTGTCACGTAGAGGAAGAGGCTGTCCCCCTCCTGCCTGTCGACCTCCCAGCGGTACCCGTCGGGCGGCGGCATGGCAGTCGAGGCGTAGGCGATAACATCGCCCCGCAGCTGCCAGGTGAGGGGTCGGCCGCCGAACAGGCTGCCGGCCCTCCGCTCCAGTTCCTTCAGCGCGTTCGCCGTCACCCCGCCGTGGACCGGGGCGAACGCCTGCCGGGTGGCCTCGGCGCGCAGATCGTCCATGACCGGAGCATAGGGCACAGCAGCGGCTATCGTCTGGCGCCGCGAAACTGGACATGCGTGTAGCGTGTTACGGCTTTCCTTGCTAGGCTGCTGGCATGACATCAGAAGCGAAGTTCCCCGACGTGGTGGCCGCCGTGCTCGGCGCCGCCCTGAATGAAGACGGGCCGGTCCACGCCGACTACAAGCTCATCAGCAGAGCGCAAGAGGCCCTGGGCCTGGAGTTCCCGCCGACGGGCGTTTTCGCCCGCCAGGACCGGGACAAGTTCGCCGGCCAGGTCGGGCGGGCCCTCGGCAAGCTCGCCGCCGAGGGACTCCTGGTCAAGATCGGCAAGGGACACGGCAACGTCCGCTACTGGGCCCCGGCCGCCTGGGAGTCCCACCAGGAGCGGGAAGCGGAACGGGAGTCCGTCAGGGCCGCCCTCGAAGCGCGCAAGGCGGACATCACGCAGCGGATCCGCCGCCTGGACGGCAAGGCGGTTTTCTACGTCACGACGCCCAGCACGATCACGATGACCCTGGACACCGCCTCCGCCCTGCTGGACCTGGCCGAGAGGACCGGGTCATGACGCCGGAGCAGACCGAGACGCCGCCCTTCCGGCTGACGGCCCGCCTGTTCACCCCCGACCGCGTCACCGTCGAGGTGGCCGACGTCCCTCTTCCCCCTCCTGCCACCGCAGGGAAGATCAGGGTCGCCATCCCCTACCCGGCGTCCGAGCCCGCCAGGATCGTGAGCCGGGTCGTCGTGATCAACGAGAGCACCGGGGGAGTGGCGCGCGCGTCCGTCTGGCCGAGGGTCGTGGAACCCGGCGACATGCTGACCGTCGAGTTCGGGGCGGACAACGTCTTCGGCTTCCCCGGGTTCTCGCCGGACCGCCCGGACCAAGTCCTGGCCCCGGAGCGAACCTTCACCGGGCTGGAGGACGAACGGCTCGTCAGCGCGATCACCGCCAACCTCGCCAGCCTCAACGAGATCATCGCTGAGATGACCGCCAAGGTGTCCGGCGACCCCGAGTTCATCGCCATGGTCCGCCGGACGCTGCGCGATCACTCGCACGCGCTCGGCTTCAAGTTCGAGGGAGACTGACCATGACAGACTACAGGCACAAGGCGACCAAGGATCGCCAGAAGGACGTCGCCGGCCGCCTGTCTGCCGCCGCTACCATGCTGGGCGAGGCAATCTCTCTTGTGCGATCCCGGACGGCGATCCTGGAGGAGCACCTGCGAGCCGCAGGAGCAGCCGGGGTGCCCTATGACGAGGCCGAGGCGATGGTGAAGGACCTGGGCTGGGAGGCACAGGCCATGCTGAGGAGCGCCTACCTGGACGGGTACGAGGTCACCGGCGCCGACACCAGGATGCACTGCCTGGCGCACCGGCGCCTTGTCGAGTGGATCCCCGCCCCGGGGTGGTGGATCCACGTCAAGGAAGGCTTGCCGCTCGACGGGCTCGACGGCAGCCCGACGGACCCCAGAGGCTGCCGGTCCATGTGGAACGCGGACGCCCCGATCACCATCACCAGGAAGGGCTAGTCGTGAACGAGATCGTGCCGACGGCCGCGTCCGTAGCGAATATCTATGACCTGCGCGCGTTCCTCGACTGGCTCCACGAGGCGTGGCGCCGCGACCCTGAGATGGGGCACGGCATCGACGACCAGATCCGCCAGCGGGTCCTGGAGCTGTGCGCCGAGGGGCACCCCGACGCGGCGCTCCTCGCCCGCGAGGTGCTGGTCACCAGCGCCTGGGACGACTGCGCGGCGTGGTCCGCATGACCTCGCGATCCGAAGCGCTGTGGAATCTCCTGCGGCTGCGGGTGACGCAGGTCCGGCTCATGGAGGTCCTCGTCGCCTCGCACGGGCCCGTGAGCGGACGGGAGTTCGCCCGGAAGCTCGGCATCTCCCCGACCAGCGCGATCGCCGCGCTGAAGCGGCTGGAGAAGGCGGGGGTCGTCACCCGCGAGGCGGTCGGCAAGGCCCACCTGTGGCGGCTCGACGACACCGAGGAGGCCGTCCGCGAGTGGCGGGCCGAGCACGCCGCCGCCCGCCAGGCCAGGCTGCTGGGGCTCATCAAGGAGCACAGCGGCACCAGGCACCAGAAAGTGCTGCACTGCGCCCAGGACGTGTGGGACGAGGTCAGGGTGGCCAGCGCGCCCGCCGCGCCCCGGCGGCCCTGGGAGCCGGACCTGCGCTCCCTGACGGCCATCGAGGTCACCGTGGCCGGGCACTACGAGCCCGGGCGGTGGAAGATGATCCGTCACGACCACTGCCTGGTGACCGGCGGCGACGAGCCGGGCCAGGCCATGCTGGTCACCCACGAGGAGTGCACCGTGCTGGGGACGAGCGAGGACGAGCCGTGAAGAGCGGCGCGAGACTGCACCGGGACGGATCGGTGAGCATCGACGGCGAGGTCATCGGGCACGTCGCAGGGGAGGCCCGCGACTGGGGGTTCGTGCTAGCCGACTACCGCGATCCCGGACGGACCCCGGCCAGCGGGTGGTTCAGCAAGGCAGAGGCCGCCGAGATGTGCGCCCGCGCGCACCTGGAGACCCCTTCCCGCCGGGAACTGCGTCCTGGCGAGGCGGAGAGCGAGGACTCATGATCAGCGAAGAGGCAGGGCGGGCGATGTCCGTCATCAACGGCATCGACTTCTGCAAGCAGGTCGAGCCGGGCTTCTGGATGAGCTGCGTGACCCGGATCGTCCTGGACCTGGACGAGGCCGGGCACCAGGACCGGGTCCGGGAGATCAGGGAGACGCTCTACCGGCTCTGGCAGGGCCTGCCCGACAAGGCGGGGATGACCAGGTGCAACCGGTGCGAGGTGCTGCCGGGCACCGTCCCTGTTCGCTCGATCTGCGGCGAGTGCGACGACGTGATGCTCTGCCAGTCCTGCTACGAGCGGCACGCCCGCGAGGTGTTCGACAAGGGACGGGAGCAGGACGCCGCGCTGGCTGGGGAGGCGCTGCTGAGGTTCGAGGCCGCCGCCGAGGTCGTGACCGAGGTAGCGGTGCGGAACATGGCCGCCGGGCCGCCGCTGAGCCTGAACGAGTTCCTCGCGGGCGACCCGCCCGGCCACGGCTACTGGGAGGCGGGGGATGAACCGTGACCCTGGCGTACATCTCGGGCGAGGGGGAATCGTACCTGCCGCTGTGGGTCGTGATCCCGATGATCGCGGTTATCGTGATCATTGTCGGGATCGGGCTCTGGGCGACCATGTGCGAGCTGAACCCCGATCCGGGATGGCGCGCCCGGGCGGCGGAGATCCGCCGCCTGGAGCAGGAGCGGAGGCTGAGGGAGCTTAGGGATGCCGCCGGCGAGTGACTTCGGGTTCGACTCCGTGACGGCCCTGTACGAGCGGATCTGCGAGCGCCGCCGCCGGGAGAAGTACAGGATCCCCTCGGTCACCTGCCCGGTCTGCGGCCGGACCAGCTGGAACCCGGGCGACGTCCGCGAGGGGTACTGCGGGAACTGCCATGACTGGACGAGTGCCCGTTCTGGGCCGTCCGGGCCTGATAATGACCGTTTAGGACCAGAATCACTCACATGATGGGTTCTGTCCCCGTACCGGGAGGCTAGGATGCGGCCATGAGCATCGACAGCGAGAACGGCGCCTGGCGCAAGTCCACCCACAGCGCCGCAGGCAACTGCGTCGAGGCCGGGAGCCGGCCCGGGACGGTCGGCGTCCGCGACACCAAGGAGGCGGCCCTCGGGGCGGCCCGGACGGTGCTGGAGTTCACCCCCGCCGCCTGGTCCGCCTTCCTCGGCCGCCTGGCCTGACAGATCCGGAATAGCGAAGAGCCCCGTCCTGGGACGGGGCTCTTCGCCGTCACGCTAGGATCGCCGCCATGGACGGTGAAACAGTCAGGTCTCCCGGTGAAGTGATCGTCTCGGCCCTGAAGCTGGCACGGGAGCGGGTGACCAGTGACGACCCGGAGGCCAAGGAGCGCAGGCGCGAGGCGCTGGCCGACATGGTGATCCGCGTGCAGATGCACGGCGCCCTGAACCAGGTGCCCCGGCCCACGGCCGGGGAGCTGAGGGAGATCCTCGGGGACCCTGACGACGGGGATTTGCGCAGGGCGCTCGAAGCGTGGGGATGATCGTGCGCCCCGCCCAGGGCCACTTAGGGCGGGGCGCATTACCGGTATTATTGCCAGTTATGGACGCAAACGGAAGCCCCGAGTCACATTCAGTGCCCGAATCACCTCGATGGGTGAAGTCATCCCTGTCGTTCGCCAACAACAACTGCGTCGAGGTGGCCGATTTGAGCGGGGGCGAGATCGGCGTCCGCAACAGCCGCGAGCCCGGCGGCCCGGTCCTCCGCTTCACCCCCGCCGAGTGGGTCGCGTTCGTCGGCGGCGTCCGCAACGGCGAGTTCGACCGCTTCGGGGCCTAGCAGCCCACGGCGTTCTGGTTGGCCATCGCCGTGCCGGCGCCGGACCACTTGAAGTACCAGCCGGCCGGCAGCCGGAACGAGTAGACCTGGCCCAGGGTCGCGGTCGACGACGCGGCCAGGGTGACCGCGCTGGCGGCGCTGGTGAGTCCCATGGCGAGGCTCGTCGCGGTGCCCGCCGTGGTGACCTCCAGGTAGACCATGTAGTCCCGTGAGGTGTCCGCTAGCTGAGTGGCGGTGCCGCTGACCGACCCGATCGACTCGATGACCGGGGCGTCGGCGCCGGTGTCGGTCGCGGGCCCGGCGCCCTCCAGCGCCTCGACTGCCGACTCCAGGGCGGCCAGCGCGTCCGAGATCGTGTTGTGGTCCGCGATGTGGCCGGTCTGGCCCGGCGCCCTGGTGTCGGGCGGCGGCGTCGGCATCGTCATAGCGCTCCCTCTCTCCCTGCTTCCGGGCTCAGGCGCCGCCGAGGGAGGCGGACGGCTGGAGGCGCCCCGAGGTCGCCGGGGGCGGCTCCTCGCCGGGGATGAGCGGCCCGTTGGCCTGCTCCAGCCACGCGTAGTCGGCCGGGATCCTGGTGTAGACGCCCAGAGCGCTCTCCAGCTCGCCGCGCGACGGCGGGATGAGGTAGGCGACCGACGCCCTCGGGTCCTCCAGGGTGGCGTTCGACAGGTTGTAGCTGATCGCGGCCGACTGCTGCCACGGCGACCCGAACCCGGTGCGCAGCGTCGTCCTGGCCGGGACCGCCAGCTGGTAGCGGCGCCCGTCGGACCGGAACGCGTAGTCGAGGGTGTTCACCCGGAAGTCCGGGGTCGACTGGATCTGCACCGACCCGGTGCTGACGACGCCCTTGGCGCTGCGCTGCTGGTTCTGGTCGGTGTCGGTCAGGATGGCCGGGCGCACCAGAATGGCGCGGACGCCGGGCACCTGCGCGGGGGCGGCGGCGATCAGCTGGGTGCCGTAGCACAGCGGGCAGCGGTACTGGGCGCCCTGCCCGTAGGCGGCGCTGATCTGGGCCTGGGCGGAGGCCCCGGAGTCCGGCTGGGCGGGGTTCTCGGCGATCACCGCCTGCGGGTAGTAGCACCGGGTGCACCGCTGCGCCAGCCCGAGGCCGATGTCCTCGGGCCGCCACATGAGGGCGAAGACCGTCAGCTCCCCGTACTGCCAGAGCGCCTGGGCGTGCCGCTGCCGCTCCTGGCTGATCGCGAACCGCTGCACGTCCCGCTGCCAGGCCGGCTGGGGCCGCCCCGGGCGGAGCGGCAGCGGCCGGCCTGGGCGCGTCTCCGGCGCGATCGCGATGACGGGCGCCGAGGACAGCGCGGCACGCACCGTGACGACCCCGGTCGGGGCGGCGGACAGGGCGGCGGCCGAGGCCAAGGCGATCCTCGGCAGCTTCGTGCTCCTGGCGGCGGCCGTGAGCGACGCGGCGGCGGACAGGGCGGCCCTCCCCGCGCGGGAGGCCTTCGCGGCGGCCGACAGGGAGGCGGCGGCGTGCAGCCGCGCCCCCGGCTCGGCGGCCCCCGCCCCGGTCAGCGCGGCGGCGGCGGCCAGATGCCCCGTTCCGGCCGCCCAGCGGGTCCCGTGGGCGGCTGCGGCGGCCGAGGCCGACAGGTGAGCCGCGCCCGCCGCCAGGCGGCCTCCTGCGGCCCTCAGGGACGGTTCCGCCGCCAGGGGGGCGGCGGCCCGCCGCAGGACCACCGCCCCGCCCGTGAGGCGCGGCGCGGCGGCCAGGGAGGAGGCCCCGTGGACCGTCCGCCGGCCGGCCGCCGCCAGCGAGCCCGGCGCGTGCAGCGACGCCGCAGCCTTCTCGGCGACCGACCCGATCGCCCCGAGGGCCGCCCCGGCGGCCAGGTGCGCGGCCGAGGCGACCGGCGACGCGTACAGGACGGCGGGGGCTGACAGCGCGGCTGACGGGCGCTGGGTGACCAGGGGGGCCGGGGTCATGGCGGGCGCCGCCGCGAGCGCGGCCGACGCCTCGTCGGTGACGCGGGAGATCGCCTGGAGGCTCGCCGGGGCCGACAGGGCGGCAGCGCCGGGGGCGAAGTAGGCGCCCGACGCGGTCAGCCGGGTGCCCGCCGACAGGGCGGCGGTCCCGGCGCGGCCCGGGGCGATGAGCAGGGCCCCCGCCGACAGGTGGGCGGACGACGCCGAGGTGCTCACTGTCAGGGACGTCCCGGCCGAGAGGACGGCGACCGCGTGCTCCGTGCTCTTCGCGCCCGCCGTCAGGGTCGCGGCGGCGGACATCGTGGGGACGGCCACCGAGGTCGACAGGACCGGGTCGGCGCTCAGCGCCGCCTGGGCGTTCTTGATGACGCGCCCGCCGACGGTCAGCCTGGGCCCGGCCGCCAGGAGGGTGGCGGTCCCCGTGACGGCCAGGGCGGCCGAGGCGGAGAGCGCGGCAGTCCCCTTCTGCACCTCTGCCGCGCTGGCCCCCAGGCGCCCCGGCGCCGAGAGCGCCGACCCGGCGGCAGCCGAGCGGACGGCCGCCGCGTGCAGGACCGCCGAGGCGGCGAGGGCGGCGGCGCCGTTCTGGGTCGGCACAGGCTACTCCGGGTCGGCGGGGTCCCGCGCGGGGGCCAGCGGGTGGTCCTCCCCCGTGTGGTGGCGGTACAGGTCAGCGACTATCGCGTTGGTCTTCTCGGCCATGACGGCCCGCAGCTCGGCGGCCCTCGTCTGCTTCCGCTGGTGCTTGACCAGGGTGAGCGTCCCGCCGGCGGCGATGCACGCGCCGATGTCGGAGGTGACGTTGGTGTAGTTCCCGCCGATCAGCTCCGACTTGGCGGAGACGTCCACCCCGAGCAGCGGCAGGACGATCAGGTAGAACCCGAGGGCCATCAGCCAGATGACGTGCGCGTGGCTGGCCAGGACCCGTGGGACGTACCCGAGGGCGCTCTCCAGGCGGTTCGGGCTCTCGGCCGCGCCCGGCACGCTGATGTCCGTCATGCTCTTCCCTCCGCAGGCGTCACGCCTTCCGGGGGCAAAGCGAGACCCCGCCGACGGGGGCGCGGCGGGGTCCGGGTCGGCTCCTGCGGCCACGGGGGCAGGCCGCTGATCTAAAGAACAGGGAGCCGCTGATAACAATACAGCAGGGAGCGCCGGAAACCGGGAAAATTTTACTGCCGGGCCGGCCGTGTTCTCGTCGCCAGGGGATAGGAGGCCGATTTTTCCGTCCGGGAGGGCAGGGCCCCGAAGTCGAGATTCCCGTCCTCGCCGAAGGTCACGCGGTACCGGCCGGGCAGCACGGGGGGCTCGCTCATGGCGAGCAGCGCCCTGTTCACCGGGCAGTCGAACAGACCGCCCTGGAGGCGCTCTCGCAGCGGGTGGAGGATCGAGAACCCGTCCCCGTCGATCTGCACGATGTCCGCGCCGACGTCCCCGTCGAGGATCTCCTGCGCCGCCGTCGGCCTCGGGCAGGCCTGGCCGAGGCAGCGGACAAGCCCCGACGGCATGAGGTGCAGCTTCCGCTCCCGGCACATCGGGCACGGGGCCTGCATGTCCGCGATCATCGCTTAGTGAACCTTCCTTTCCCGGAGATGAAGACACCCGAGGCAGCTGCACGTGCAGGGCTTGGGGTAGCAGGCTTCCCAGTCGTGGCCGCCCCATCGCTCCGGGCCGATAACCTGCGCGATTTTTCCAGCGGGGACGGGCGGCGTCACTTGATCATCCCCGTCATCCTCCAGATGGCCCAGGCGGCCCGATCGCAGCGGACCCCGCACAGCCACGTGCAGAGGCGGTCGACCCGGCGCCGGGCGCGCAGCCTGATCCTGGTCCCCAGCGGGAGCGGGAGGCGCCGCCGGGCCTTGCCGTCGGGGTGCACCCACAGGACCGGCCGGTCAAGAGCCCTCTCAAGACGCCGCCGGAAATCTTCGGCCTGCTCCGAGGTCAGGCCTTTTTCCGGCGGGAGGATCTCGGTCACACATCCCCTGTCGTACTTGCCGTCGGTTCCCATACCGGGATTCTAGCTAACGTCGGCCGTCTTTGGTCATCTTGCCGGTGAGGATCCACCGCTGCGCGGGCGGGAGCATGAGGACGGCCCCCATGATCACAAGGGTCACGGTCGCGCCCGCGACTGCGATCAGAGCGCTGACGAGCTGCTCCGCGTGAAGTCCGGCCGCCGCCAGATGACCGATCAACAAAGCGCTCAGCACCACGAAGAGGAACGCGACGAGGCGCTGCACCCTGCCGGGCGCGGCCTCCTTGACCAGATCCGTCAGCTTCATACCGGGATCCTAGCTAAACTCGCCGAGCAGCACCCGCATGATCGTCTCGCGGGTCAGCCACCCGCTCTCCTTGCCCGAGTAGAGCCGACTTCGGCGCTCGGCCTCCTCGGGCGGCAGCGGCCGGATGAACGAGCCGAGGTACCCGAGCAGTTCGAGGTCGGCCATGCCGTGGGCGTAGGCGCACCCGCCGTCCTGGCAGGCGTGATCGTCGCCAGTGGGCCAGTAGATCAGCGGGGTGCCATGGACGGGGCAGGTGCACCTCTCGTCACACCGATGCGGTTTGCCTGGCAGCGCCCTCCTCTTGCGCTCCGACGGCAGCATCGTCGGCAGCGGTGGAGGCGGGGATTCCTCCATGAGGTAGAGGCCGGCTATATCGTCCATGTCGGACCACTTAGGCTCGTCCGGAGTGCTCATGTCTTCCTTCTGACGTTAACGTTCTTCGACTGGTTGCACCCGAAGTGCGCTAGCTGGGCGTTCTCCAGGGAATGAGCGCCTCCACGGGCGACCGGGATGATGTGGTCGATGCTTTTGGACATGAGGTTGATCTTTCCAGTACCACGATCGCGATAGGGAAGGTCAGGATCGATCGGCACGAGGCAGAGCTGGCAGATACCGCTGTCGCGCCCCCAGATGAATTTCCTGTCCCTCTTGGAACTAAAAGTCCGAGGAGCGCGAACCCTGGCCTCAGGTCCGTCGGCCCACCGCTTTCCCGAGAGAACATCAGCCAGCCACCGCCGGTTGACATTGTATTTCTTCGCTAGCGCAGTCTGCATTCCGTAGCGTCGCCCGGCTTCCTCGTATTCGGCGCGCACCATGTCGACGAACTGCCGGGTGGCCGTTGAAGCGTGATGGCGCTCGCCGCGCCCCGGGCCGGTAGCCCTGCCTTTGGCCCTCATGTCGGCCGTGTTGCCTGCGGGGGTGTCCTTGAACCAGTGGCTCTCGTTGCAGCACGGCGGGTTGTCGCAGCGATGGCAGACCATCGTCTCCTGCGTCATCTTGTCGTCCGGGTGGATCTGGTCCCAGGCCCATCGCTGCGCCCGGACCGTGACGTACTTCCCGTCCTGCGAGAAGGTGAGGATCGGGTAGCCGTCAGCGTCCCTGCCCTCTGTCCACGGGTGGCAGGCGTCTGCCCCGCTGCTGCGGTCGACTCGCGCTTCGTATTTCTCCCACGGGGAGTTTGAGCCGTCGCGGGGCTTGACGCGCCAGTGGGCCAGATTCTGGCACGACCTCAGGCCGCAGGTGTTGCGCAGCCCGTACCCGGCGGGGACGGGGCCGCGCGAGTTCCGCCACGCCCAGGCGTGCGCTCCGCCCTCTCGATGTCTGCCGTCGTCGTCAGTCCAGGAGAACTGGGCGTTGCCGTACTTGTCGATTTTCCCGCTCCAGCCGGTGCAGCCGTCGTCCTGGGGGACCAGCTTCTCCTCGTACCTTTGCCAAGGTTTCTTGCTAGTGCTCATGGCTCGAACTGTAGCAGAAGTTGGAGCATGAATCGAAGCGTAAAATCCAAATGCCCCACCAGATACAACTGGTGAGGCATCGGATGATGGTACTAGATATATGCTCTGACCTGGGGTTTTAGTACCAGCGAGCCCACATGCGGGGCCGTGCGGCCACAGATCCGGCGATACGCGTCGGAGCGTAGTTTCCGTAGGTTCCGCCGCTGACCAGAACTCTCGGGCTGCCGTTCATGATGTGGCGGATCTTGAAGACGTCCAGCAGGCCCTTCAGCTCGGCCGTCTCGTCCTTCACCACCTCGCGCCACCGGTCGGCGTAGTCGCGGCGGTCCATCCTGGCCACCGGCGGCCCCGCGAACTGCGGCTGCTCGGTGTAGGAGCGGATCAGCTGCTTGACGCACTCGACGTAGGCGTAGCTGGCCAGCAGGCCGCCCCAGAACTGGATCGGGTACTGCGGGCCGCCGTTGCCGTCGAGGGTGTAGGAGGACCACGGCTGGGCGGCGGCGTTGATCTTCTGGAGGGCGATCCCCATCATCTGGGCGGCCCGGCCCCGGCTCCAGTGCGACTGGAAGTAGGCCTGGAGGTTGGGCCCTCCCCCGGCCGAGTCGAACAGGTCGGCGAACCGCACCCACACCTGGGAGTTGAGGAAGTCCTGCATCTCCGGCGGCAGCGCGTCGTAGTGCGGGTTGGCCGGGCCGATCTCCAGGTAGGAGGCGTACTGCTGCGGCTGGCCGCCGACCGCGTACGACCAATCGAGCTGCGCGTAGCCGGGGGTCTGCGTGTCGGCGCTGGTCGGGGTGATGACGTAGACGCCCGCCTGCTGCCGCGCGGCCGTCAGCTCGTCCACGAGGGCGACGGTGCCGTCCGGGTTGTCCATGAAGAGGCGCCCGGTGACCGACTGGCCGTCCGGGTCGCCCGGCTGGCCGCCGATGTAGACCGCCAGCGTCAGCGGCGGCGCGGAGAACTGGGACACGTAGGCGCGCTCGGTCCAGTCGACCAGGCCCGGGTCGGGGATCGTCATGTCAGAGGCTGTTCCCGCTGGCGTACAGGGAGACCATCGCGATGACCTTCACCCCGATCAGCGTGAGCGGCGTGTTGTAGACGGAGCCCACCTGCACCTTCACGCCGACCTTGTGCTGCCCGGCGGAGACGCTGGGGATCACCGTCATCGAGTAGGCGTTCGCTCCGGTGCTGGCCCCGGTGTCGCCGAGGTTGCCGGTGAAGCGGATCTGCTCGCGGTACCCCATGTACTGCTCCACGCCGTCGAACGCGATCGACTGGTAGGCGTCCTGCGTCTTGGTGTTGGACCAGTTGTAGGTCGCCGTCAGGAAGATCGACAGCGCTGACGGGCGCGGGGTGGTGAACGTCAGGATGTTGAAGACGCCCGACGAGCCGGGGTTGCACGCCACGTCCAGGTAGGTGCCGCCCGCGAAGACGGGCGCGGAGTCCCGCAGGTCCGCCCAGGCGGTGCCGGTCCAGTACGAGAGCTGCTTGAGGTCGGTCATGAAGATCAGCCGCCCCGCCTGGGCGGTCCCCCAGGACGGGCGGCTGACCGACGTGCAGATGAACGCCCCGGGGCTGGCGTCCAGGATCCCCCAGTTCGCCACGAAGTCGCTCAGCTCGAACGGGTCGCTCAGCTGGTTGAGCTTCAGCCCCAGGACGGTCGAGTAGGTGGCCACCGGCTAGCCGCCCAGCCCGGTGCCGCTTTTAATTGTGCCGTCGGGCTTGTAGATCGGGTTGATCGTGTTGGCCGGGTCGAGGGAGCCGGTCCCGACGTTGATCGACCCCTCGCTGCCCGGCTGCGCCTCGTTGTAGTTCAGCGGCACCACGTAGGCCGAGTAGGCGCTGAACGGGCCGAGGCCGAGCTGGTTGCCCGCCGCGACCTTGAACCGGTACCCCTGGGTGTAGGGGGTGCTCCCCGACGGCGTGTAGATGACCGGGTCGTTCGGCAGGATCCCCTGGGTGAAGACCGCCGACACCGACGACGGGTCGGCCCCGTACCAGTACTCGGCGATGATCGTGTCGCCGGACTCGGCGTTGACCGACCCCTCGGCGAGCAGGATCTCGTAGGTCACCCACGGGCCGATGCCGGTCGCGGTGATCGTGTAGTCGTACCCGTACTCCAGGACCAGCCCGTCGGCCTGGAGGGGGTCCGCCTCGCCGCCGGCGATCTCGCCGCTTGTCAGGATCGACTGCTGCGAGGAGGTGACGTCCTTGACGACGACCTGGTGCTTCGGGGTGAGGATCCCGGACTGGGACAGGACCGGCGCCGTGGTGTCAGCCGTCGGGGCGTGCGCGCCCGAGGAGGTGGGCGGCGCCGTCAGGGTCAGCCCGGTGCCGATCGCCGTCGGCGAGCCCAGGGCCTGCTGCCGGGTGAAGGTGCTGCCCCCGGCCTGGGTCACGTAGGCGTACCAGTGGGTGGCCCCCGCCTCGGCGGCGGGCGACGGGATGGTGATCGTCGAGGTCGACCCCGTGGTGGTGACGGGCCCATTGGCCGAGGCGACAGTCTCGCCGTTGCCGCCGACGTAGGTCACCTTGACGCCGTAGGTGCCGGCCAGGACGGTGCCGCCGGTGGTGGCGGTGGTCGGGGACGGGGCCCCGGGCGCGGCCAGGGCCGCCGCCAGCAGGACGAGGGTGTCGGCCTGGTAGGTCGGCTGGCCGACGCTCGCCCCGCCCGAGGGGGACGGCTGCCCGTAGTCGACCGGCTGGCCGGTGGCGGGCACGTACATCGTCCCCAGGTCCTGGCACTGGAGCAGGTAGTACTGGACCGGGACGAGGCCCGACGGGGGCGTCCAGGTGATCTTCGCGCCCCGGTTGACGGCCGTCGCGGAGGTGATCGACGGGGCGCCGGGCACCGAGGCGGGCGGGTTGGAGTCCCAGTAGGTGGCGTCGCCGTAGCTGTAGGCGGCGCTGACGTTGTTCCCGGCGGTGAAGTTGGTGCCGGTCTCCAGCTCGACGTAGGCGACGGTGGTGGGGCCGTTCCCGGCCGTCGTCACCGTGTAGTCGGTGCCGAGCACCAGGGTCCCGCTGGTGGTGGTGTCGGTCAGCACCAGGGTGGAGGGGACCACGCCCTGCTGGCTGAGGTAGTACGGCGTCGATGCCTGCGCGGCGGCGAACGCGTCGGTCTGCGAGGCCAGGGAGGTGGGCTCGGCGGGCGCCCCGATGTAGCTGGTGTCCACCGTCTGCGCCGCGTACGAGGCGTCGGTCTGGAGCGGGTTCGCGTTGACGGCGTTGCCGAGGATGTCGGTGAGCGTCGTGTCCTTGACGCCCGCCGCCACCCCGGCCGACGGGGCCCGGTAGCCGGGCGGCGAGGAGTACATGGACGGCACCAGGTCGGAGCCGCCGGCGATGGTGGTGTCGAGGGTGCCGGAGTAGTCGTTGGCCGACGGGGCGAAGTCCTCCGGCAGCCCCCCGCCGTACACCGGGTTGGTGTCGGGGGCGCCCGACGGCCACCCGAACGCGCCGGGCTCGACCTCCGTGACCGCGTACTCCGAGCCGGGGGCGCCGGTCTCCGAGCTGGACTGGGCGCCCATCGCCGGGTCGGTGAGGGACCCGCCCGCCGCCTGCTCGCCGAGCCCGGCGACAGTGGACCCGGTGGTCGCCTGGTCGGACGCCTCGAAGGCGGTGCCCGCCGGGGCGGCGCCGCCCTCGCCCTGGAACTCGCCGAAGTTGTAGCTGGTGTCGGGGACGGTGCCGTACCGGTAGGTGACCTTGCAGGTGTCCCCGTTGGAGGAGACCGAGCTGCCCGAGACGCGGGTGACCGAGTACGTCCACGTCTCCGGCTTGCTCCCCGAGGAGGTCAGCGTGTAGTCGGTGCCCAGGACCAGCGCGTGGCCGCTGGTGGAGTCGTAGACCGTGATGACGTCCGCCGTCGGGGACGCCCCTGCGGTCTCCGCCGACGGGTAGGAGACGATCCCGGTCCTGCTGAGCGCGGCCGGGGCGGCCGAGATCGTGATGGTGTCGGTCTGCTCGACGACGCTTTCGAGCGGGACTCCGTAGAAGTCGGGGGGTGTGGTCATCCTGCGCTCCGGTCAGTGCTGTCTTCGACCGTCGTCATCGGGCCGATGCTGGACGCGTGGTTCTGCCAGGAGGCGGTGTGGTCGCGCGTGCGGATCTCGCCGCTGGCGGCGTCCAGCTCCATCCCCGCCTCTTCCAGGGCGCGCCTGGCCCGGCCGGCGGCCTCCGTCACCCGGCGCTTGTCGTCGTCCGGGTCGCCCCGGTTGACGGTGAGCCCGGGGCTGGTCTGCACGACGTTCGGGCTCACTTCCTCGTCCTGCGGGTCCATCGCCCGCAGCGCCCAGGCCAGGTCGGTGGCCCGTGCGAACGAGAACGCGTTGGTGACCCCGGTCAGGGCGGTGTGCGGGGCCCCGGGCCCGGCGGTGTCGGTGGTGTCGTACGTGCCGGTCATCAGGGCCGGGTCGGGGACTCGCCGCAGGCTCACTCGTCTCTCCCGATCTTATTCTCGATCGCCATGACGGCCGCGCGGGCGTACCGGATGACGCCGAGGCGGCGCTCCTCCGGGAAATCCGGGGGGAGGTTGATCCCCAGGTAGACGTCGACCCGCGAGCCCGAGGTGACGACCCGGCAGCCAGTGTGGTCGCTCGTCACCGTCTGCTCGACCATCCCCTCTCGCTCGACCGTCACGGTGTTCACGTCAGCCTGCGCCCAGTTCTTCCGCGATCTCCCGCGCCGCTTTCGCGGCTGCCGCCCTGAGGCTCTCGACGACCTCTGGTTCGACGCCCGGCGGCAGCTGCACCGATACGGTGATGCACGCGTCGGCCTTCGCCTCCGTCACCACGACGCTGCACGTCACCAGGTCACCGGTGAGACGGCTCTTCACTTCCCCGATTTCCTCGGGGGCCATCGTCCCTGCCATCAGAACCCGCTCTCCTCGAAGACCCAGGGGCCGTCGCCGCGCTTGACGCACCGGTCCGACATCTGCCGGTGCCGGTCGCACAGCGGCGGCCGGGCGGCGGCGTCCTTCGCCTTCAGCGGCACCTGCTCGCCGCAGGGCGAGTCCTCGCGGGAGCCCGGCCCGATGCAGACGACGACCAGGATGTCGTCCTCGCTGGGGGAGTCGATCACCTCGCGGGCGGCGGTCTCCTGCGCCCTCATCCGGTCCCGGAAGGCGCTGGTCTGGCGGCTCATCGCCTGGACGACGACCGGGTGGTCCTCGCCCTCGATGACCTTCAGGACCCCCTTGCGGAGCGCCTGCTGGAACGAGATGGTGCGCAGCAGGGCGTCCGGGATGGGCTGGACGTCGTTCCCGTCGGGGTCGTCCTTCCCGGCGAAGATAGTCTCGTAGTTGCGCTTGGCGTCGGCGGCGATGACGGTCGGCCCGGCCATCTGGTTCTGGCACATGACGGCCAGGGCGTCGCCGGGTGTGGGTGATGCGGCATCCATGATGGTCACGTTTGATCCTCCTAAGCCTTCCGTGGCGCGGCGGTCAGCCCAGCACGAGCCACGCCACCGTGGAGGCGTCGGTGGCCGAGGAGGAGGCGATGGTGAAGCCGCCGCCGGGGCTGACGGACGGCACCGACAGGTGGCCGAGGGTCCCCGACGGGGTCATGCGGGACACCAGGACGGGCGACCCCGAGGTCACCGACGCGGCGCTCACGCTGACGCTGCCGCCGGACAGGGTCGCCTTCCCCCACTGCACGGAGGGCAGGGCGTCCAGCTGGGCGGCCATCGCGGTCAGGACGTCGGAGATGGCGTTGTGCGCGGCCACGTGGCCGGTCTGGCCGGGGGCGGCGTTGTCAGGCGGGATGGTCACGGGTCGCCTCCTCACCGCTTCCGGGGGGAGGCCTCAACGGCGGGAACATCAGGGCGGGGCTGGCCAGATTCGAACTGGCGACAACCCGCTTAGGAGGCGGGTGCTCTATCCGGCTGAGCTACAGCTCCATGGAGGCGGTAACCAGAGTCGAACTGGTGTGACGCGCTTTGCAGGCGCGGGCCTGGGCCGCTCGGCCATACCGCCGGGTAACTGGGCGCCTCCCCGTCCTATCCGCCGGGCGGTGCCCGGTTCTCCCTTCGTCCGGCCGTTCATGGTTCGGGGACTGGTCAGGGGGCTGTTGTAACCGGGTTTGGATCCCCGGCGACCTGGGAGGCGCAACCGCCCAGGCTACTCTCGGCAGGAGGCCGGCAGGGGGCTTAGCCCGAAGGCGGTGTAAGCCTGCTCGCCTGCCGGCCTGGCGTCCCCAACAGGACTCGAACCTGTGCGCGCGGCTCCGGAGGCCGCAGCTCTATCCGCTGAGCTATGAGGACCCGGCATAGCCAGGCAGGGACCGCGCAGACTCCAGGAGACCCTGCGGGCGGCGGGCGCCATTTAGTTCCCTGCCCGGCCGAGGCGGCACCAGGTGTCGAGCCTGGTCTGTCGGAGACAACGGTTTTACGGACCGCCGGGCGTGCCGCCGCCCACTACCGCCATGTAGACGATGAGCACACCGGGCGCGAGGCCGGCGATCTCCAGCTCCGCGAGAGCGTTAAATCCGGCTGCGCTGGCGTGCTGCGTATTGCACTATGCTCACCGCCGAGGGTCGCACGGGATTCGAACCCGTCAATAACGGCCTCACAAACCGCTGCCTCAGCCACTTGGCTCGCGACCCGGTGCCCGATGGGGGACTCGAACCCCCGGCATCCTCGGTGTGGGCGAGGCGCTCTCCCGCTGAGCTAACCGGACATGGGGCAGGGAAAGGGACTACTCGGCCGGCCTCGCCTTTCGTCCCCGGGCGTTCCTTCCCGACGGCTGACCACGTGTTTCGGCACGCTCCGGCCTTACTCCCTGCCTTGTGCGCCCGGAGGGAATCGAACCCCCACACACGGTTCCGTAGACCGCAGCTCTATCCGTTGAGCTACGGGCGCGTACTGGGGCGGCCCGGCTGCGCAGCCGGGCCGCTAAGGGCAGGCGGGACTCGAACCCGCATGCGTGGTCTGACATACCGCGCGTCAACGTCTGCCGATTTCGCCACTACCCTCCCGTGGGCGTACCTGGATTTGAACCAGGGACCTCTTCCGTGTCGGGGAAACGCGCTTCCGCTGCGCCACACGCCCATCGATCGCCGCCTGTTCAGTCTCAGGTCCGTCCCGTGGGATGCGAGCCCCGGTTGCGCCGGGGAGTCGCGGCGATCATGCCCGGGGATTCGGAGAACCTTGTCCCGGATCGATCCAGGAACGCGCCGCCCGGTCGGCGCATATGCAGGACTCTAGCAACAAAAGCTGTCTTCGTCCAGCGGTCGAGACGGGATTCGAACCCGCGATGCCCTCCTTGACGGGGAGGTGGGGACGGCCAGGCTCCCCTACACGACCATTGACGCCGATATTTCGGGTCCCCGGTTTCCCGTGCTATCGGAGCACGGGACCTGAGGCCGCGTTCTTCGCCTCGGCGCGGGCGAAGCTCCGGAGTTCAGACTCGAACTGAAAACCCTCCGCTTAACGGGCGGACGCTCTGCCATTGAGCTACACCGGATCGCCCCCTCTCGCGGCCCCGCAGCGAGGGGGAGGCTGCGCTCAGGCGCCGGAGTGACGGCTCCGGCCGGGCCTTCCCTTTCGAGGCGTCGGCAGGGTGGGCCGACTGGAACCTCCCGCTGGCGAACAAGACCCAATACGACCCGGGCGTAAAGGAGCCAGCCGGGAATGCCTCGCGGACGAGGCGGGACTCGAACCCGCCGGCTCCCCGAGGGGTCTCGGTTGCGCCCGTGCCTACTCGCCTTTGGTGGCGGGGGCAGGATTCGAACCTGCGTTCTTCGGATTATGAGTCCGACGAGCTACCGAACTGCTCCACCCCGCGCCGCCAGCCCAGCCTAGCATCGTCTGGCTCTGCTCCCCCAGCGAGATTCGAACTCGCGCCCTCGCCTTGAAGGGGCGGTGACCTGGGCCGCTAGTCAATGGGGGCGGGCTGCTCACCGGGAGGGCGGATGCCACAGACTGTGCTCGCACCCCCTGGCCAGGGAGCCCCTCCCGGTGAGCAGACGTAGCCCCGACCGGCTTCGAACCGGCGTCGCCGCCTTGAGAGGGCGGTGTCCTGAGCCTGACTAGACGACAGGGCCGTGGTCCGGCGGCTTGACCGACCGCACGGGGAGGGCCCGGGGCTAGCACCCGGGTCCACGGAGCCCGTCTTAAGTGGGCCAGTCTCGCGCGCCGAGAGGGATTCGAACCCCCAGCACAGGGCTTAGAAGACCCTGGGTCTGTCCGATTGACTGTACCGGCGCTCAGTTCGGTGCTGGTGTGCTGCTACGCCGAAGGCCTCAGGTCTTTCACCCGGCGTCGGATTCGGCCGGCCCCTATCGCCACTCCTTAGAGGATGGCTGCCTTTAAGCCAACCTTCCAGCACCGGACGGGCCGCCCGGATCCCCGGCCGTCCGCTCACAGGTTAGCAGCGCTGCCCTCTGGGCTACCGGCGCCTGTCATCCCACCACCGGAGGGCGGGGAACCTGAACGCCAGTCTGCACCCCCACTCGCCGCGAGCGTGCCATTCGCCGCCCTCCCGGAGGGGGATCTGGTCCAGGGCCTCGTCCAGCAGCCAGAGCGCGATGCGCATGCTGTGCCTCCCCTGGGACTCGAACCCAGAATCCACGGATTAAAGGTCCGCTGCATTGTCATTGTGCTAGAGAGGCAGGTAGCGGTAAAGGGAATCGAACCCCTGGCCTCTCGAATTATGAGTTCGGCGCTCTGCCATCTGAGCTATACCGCCGCGAATGGCCCTCGGACGTCCCTCGCAGCACCCCGGGCCGGGGCCCGGACCGCCGACCTGCCCGTCCGGTCGTACCCTCGCCCGACGGCCAAGTGGGCAACCATGGAGTTGAACCATGCGGCTAACCGCTTATCAGACGGTCCCCTTCACCGGTTGGGTAGCTGCCCTTATCGTTTCGCCCGGTACGCCGGGCGGTGAGCAGAGGGAGTGGGTCTCGAACCCACACGGGAGTTACCCCTGACCGCTTTCGAGGCGGCTGCCGGTAGGCCGAAGCTCGGCTTATCCCTCCAGGGTGGAACGTACGGGAGTCGGACCCGCCTTGCGCGCGCTGCACTGAGTCCGGTGCAATACGGCCCATGAGTGAAAACGACGAGATCAGGATGACCCTCACCGTCCGGGGGACCCGCGCGCCGCGCCTGGCCGCGCAGGCGGTCGTCAACCACGCGAAGCGCTCGCTGTTCCTGGTCGACGCGAAGCCCGGGGAGTTCGCCGCCGAGATCGAGATCTCCGTGGCGGGCGCCCCGTCGGAGCGCTCCCGGATCGACGAGCACGGGACCTGGCAGAGGGAGCGGGATTCGAACCCGCGAGGACCGGAGCCCCACGTCATTAGCGGTGACGCGCCATAGGCCAGCTAGGCGACCCCTCCATGACGCTGCTCCCCCGAGACGCCATTCACGGGGTGCGAGATGACCGGAAGCATCCTGGCGTCGGAGCCCGTTCACTCGGGGCCGTCGCAGCGCTGGCGGCCTTGTGGGCGAGGAGGGACTCGAACCCTCACGTCCTCGCGGACACCGGCACCTGAGGCCGGCGCGTATGCCGTTTCGCCACACGCCCATCGCCCCGGCCGAGGCCGGGGATGCCGCACGGCGGCGCCTCCCGTGGGCGCTGCGGCAGGGAGCGGACAACGGGACTCGAACCCGCGACGTCGTGCCTGGGAAGCACGTGCTCTGCCACTGAGCTACGTCCGCATGCTCGGGCGCCCCTAGGAACGCTTACCCCGCGAGGGGGTGGCCGCCGAGCCGGCGCGGAGCGGCTGAGGGGACTCGAACCCCCGACCTAGACGTTGGCAACGTCTCGCGCTAGCCAGCTGCGCCACAACCGCGAGCCCCATTACGGAATCGAACCGTAGACCTCGGCCCTACCATGGCCGCGCTCTGCCGACTGAGCTAAAAGGGCGTGGATCCCGCTCCGGGAGCAGGGGTCGAACCTACGTGACAGCCACCAAAGGGCTGCGTCCTGCCATTAGACGATCCCGGACCGGAGCCGCCTGCCGGTTTCGAACCGGCGGCCTTCCGCTTACAAGGCGGTCGCTACTGCCATCTGAGCTAAGGCGGCGAAATGGAGCCGGGCCGGGGGCCTTGGCCGTACGCACCACGCGAAAGGTGCCCCCAACCGGATCGGACGGGCGTCCCCGCTACCCGCTTCCGGCGTCGCGCTCGCCCAACATCACGGGAGGCGCTCTATGCCAGGAGAATTCAGGCACCTTGAGCTACGGGAGGCTCCTGATCCCCCCGGCGGGCAGCCCAGGCCCGCATCTCCTCCCTGGTGTCCGAGACGGGACTTGAACCCGCACGCCCCTCGCGGGGCACCAGCACCTCAAGCTGGGGCGTCTGCCATTCCGCCACTCAGACGTAACCCGGCGCACCACCTCGCGACCAAGGCCCGCGACATGCATGCGCCGGAAGGGAACCCAGACGAAGCCGGCCTCTGGTTCCCGTGAGCCCCGAAACGGATTCGAACCGGTGACCTGCGCATTACGGGTGCGCCGCTCTTCCGACTGAGCTACCGGGGCGGGAGGCTAACGTGGCGCTGGACTGCGCCTGAAGTCGCGTTAGCCGAAGCTGGGGTACCTGGGATCGAACCAGGGAACTCCGGGGCCAGAACCCGGCGACTTTGCCAACGTCATCCATACCCCATTGAGTGGGCGAGGCAGGATTTGAACCCGCAACCCAACCCGTTTTGAGCGGGCCAGCTCTGCCGATATTGGACTCACTCGCCCGTGCTCTACCTGACTCTGCCGAACTTTACTGGCGTGCGCCGCGAGGGACTTGAACCCCCAACTCCCGACTTAAGAGGACGGTACTCTGCCAATTGAGTTACCGGCGCGTGGAGCGGATGACCGGAATCGGACCGGCGTGGCCAGCTTGGAAGGCTGGTGCTCTGCCACTGAGCCACATCCGCATTAGCCTCCGGGGTCCTCGTCAGAGGCTCCTGGGCCGTCTTTGCGTGACGGCAGGTGGCGTGGCCGAGGCCGCCCGGAGGCGCCTTCCCGCCAGGCCCTTTACCACCAGGGGGAATCGAACCCATGGGGCCTGACTTGCGGGGTAGCGCTACCCCGCCGCGCGGCCCCGGGGACCGAACCCGGCCTTTCCCTCAGCGAGGAGGTAATCGGGCCCACCAGGGCGGCCGATCGCCCCCGGGCCGCGTACCACGGGGGCGCCAGGCGGCGCCGTACGCCGCCGCCGTGGTCATGCCCTGGATCGAACAGGAGACCTGCCGCTTTTCAGGCGACCGCTCGTTCCGACTGAGCTACATGACCATGACGAGGACCCCCGGCAGGGCGTGGCTCTTTCTGCCGCCGCACTTAGGCCATTGAGGTCCAGTGGCAAGGAGGGGGTCGAACCCTCGCTCGGATCAATTCGCCCGGTTCCGTGCCGCCCTCAACGGGCGGTGGTGCCGGGCAGCTTATCACCAGTGCACGCCGCACACCGCTTGCCGCACACAGATAGCTGGCCTGTGCTCCAGCAGACCGCCGGCCGGACGGTCTCGTCGGGAAGGCCGGATTCGAACCGACGGCCTCTCGCACCCGAAGCGAGCGCGCTACCAAGCTGCGCCACTCCCCGATCGGGGTGCTCTTCCGCTGAGCTACCGTTGGCTTCCGCCGCCGGGCAGGATTCGAACCTGCGACCTCCCCTTGGCCAAGCTCTGTCCGCTGAGTTACCGGGCATAACCCCGGGCAGGATTCGAACCTGCGACCTCTGGCCGGTCGGAGTACCTGGACTTGAACCAGGGACCTCACGCTCCCCGAGCGTGCGCGCTGCCAACCTGCGCCATACTCCGGTGCGGCGCCGGGGTCGTGTCGCGATCACGCCCCGGGCACCTGCGCGATTCCGCCGGTCCAGCCGGTTTTCGCCTCGTCGCGCTATCGATACGCGGCCACTGCGTCTCCGGTTACCCCGAATCGAACGGGGGGCACCCCTTTCGAGGGCGCTGGTGGCCAGCCCTACCCGGAGCCGTGCGCCGAACGTCGGGGTGGCCGGTCTCGAACCGGCGACCTCCAGGTCCCAAACCTGGCGCGCTGCCAACTGCGCTACGCCCCGTGGAGTGGTGAGTTGCTCCGGCCCGGGCGCTCGGATTCGCGCCGGGTGATGCCGGTTGCCTTGCGCCAGGCTGCCGTGCCTCGGCTCACCACGTGGAGAAGATCGGATTCGAACCGACGACGCCCCGGTTGCGGGCCGGGTGCTCTACCAGACTGAGCTACATCCCCATGACGCCAATGTGCCTGCGGTGCCCGCCGCTATCGGGACGGGCCGCGCTCCCCTACGGTTTACGAAAGCCTCCCGGCCACCGCAGGCACGGCGCTTGCCACTCGGACGCGGCCGATCCCGCGTCGCCGGGCGCTTATGTCCGGGGTACCCTCCCGGTCCGGGACAACCAGAAGCCGCAGGCACGATGTTCCACTAGCCTGCCGTCCCCGCTCCGCCGGGATCATCTACGTTTCGCCCGGCTTATCCCAAAGTGGAGCCTAGGAGATTTGAACTCCTGACCTTCTGCATGCCATGCAGACGCGCTACCAGCTGCGCCAAGACCCCATTGGCGGGCCCGCCCCTCCCGCGTACCGGGTAGGACGGGCCCGGCCTCCCGTCCCCCTCCGGCCGGCTGGCCCCCGATGCGAACAGGGGCGCGGCGACACGATGGAGGAAGACGGAAGACTGTCTCCGTCGGCTCTGCGGCGTGGACCGGTTCATCCCACGGCGAGCCGGGGAAGTTCGTGCCGCACGAGCATGCAGAGCCGACGGAAGATCAAGCTGGCACGGTGCCCGGTACAGGAACGCCTTGCGGTGTCCCCAGCCTTTAGCGGCTGCTGCTCCCCGGGAGTAGCTGCATTGTCTTTCACCGTGCCTGCGGCGGGTTGGCTTCCCGCCGCGATGTTCCCGCTATTGAGGTTTCACGTAGCAGGCGCCGAGGCGCCGGGCCCGTAGGGCTTGCAGGGACGGAGGGACTCGAACCCCCGGCACGCAGGTTTGGAATCTGCTGTTCTGGCCTCTGAACTACGCCCCTATGTGAAGTTGTCGGGTAAACGAAGGGAGCCGCCTGCGGTTTCCCGCCTGCGGCTCCCGGAGTGAGTCTGTCGTCTCTTACTCCCGGAACCGCCTGCGGCACGGCTGGCGCTTCCCGGCGCCCAGGATCGCGAAGGAGGGTATGCCTGAGGCGCTGGCCTCATGCCGTCCATCGGTCCTGCGCGCGTACCTGGTCACGGTTCCTGCTTCAACGATGTCCGCCTGCCGGGGATCCGGCTGGCATGGGTCAAACATAGCATCCGGGCGTGCGGGGTCGCAACGGATTTACAGGTTTTCTTGCTAACATCTGCGGGCCGTCCCTCTCGCCTAGCAGCCTGTCCACCTCCGACTTGCGGAAACGCCGGTGCCCTCCGGGGGTCCGGGTGGAGCCGATCCGCCCGGCCGCCGCCCATCGGGTCACGGTCTTGGGGTCCACCCTGAAGATCGCCGCCACCTCGGCGGAAGTGTAGAGAAGGTCGCCCTCGTCTCCCCGGACCGGGAGGGAAGGCGGGTTATAGGCCATGAGCGCTCCTTACAGTGACATGCGGGAATCCCCTGGTCACGAGGGCTCAAAGTTGCTGACCAGGGTGAATGTCACCTTAACGGATCGCTGGCCAGTGCGAATCGAGGCCGCGCCAGTGCGGTCGAAGTGCGCTTCAAAGTGCGGAACACATGATCGATAAACCTCGATTGCCAGGGACAGTGCGGAAGTGCGCATGAAAACGCCCGATTTCCCGAAAAGGATCAGGCGAAGGACGAGCGGTCATATACCGGGCAAACTACGCGAATCGGTCATCGCGAGGGAACCGGCCGCGTAGTGACTGATAGTAATCTCATACTCACAAGTAACCGGCGGGGTCACCCGCGTAGCGATTTCGGCCAGTTTTAAGTGCACTTGCGCACTGTCCCTGCGTATAGGGCTTTTTCGAGTGGCAGTTCCGCACTTTGATCCGCACTGGGATGCGCACTCCGTCAGTGCGATCCGCACTGGGCCCGCGTATAGAGCTACCCCCTCCACTACATAAGTACTTATTAATTATTATTTTTAGAAAAATTAAGTTAGATAGTTAGGTTTTAAGGTTTATAAGTGCACTGCCTCGAAACCTATTTCCATCAATGTTACTGGTTGGTAGTCTACTGCCGAGTAACCTAGCGCGCGCAGAGGCACGCCCGGGAAGGGTCATGGCGGCCCTCACCGAGACGCAGGAGATGACGATCTCCGCCCACCCCGACCGCCTCGTCATGCTGGTGGACGGCCTTCGCGGCCCCCGTGCCCGGCTGCTGGCCAACTACGCGGTCCGGGAGGCCAGGCGGGTGATGCCTAAGCTGAGCGGCGCCTCGGCCAGCCGCCTGTTTCCCCTCTACGGCAGCGGCTACTTCGGGATCGGCTGGCAGGACAGCTACGTCTGGTTCCAGGAGCAGGGCATCCGGGCGTTCACCATGTGGAGCCTGAAGGGCAAGACGATCCCGATGTGGGTCGACGACCCGACCGGCACCGAGCGGGAGAGGAACCCGAGGGCGCAGACCAGGGTCACCCTGTCGGGCAAGGTCCAGGTGCTGATCTTCCGCAAGGCGACCGCCCCGGGGGCGCCTGGCCGGATCGGGAAGCGGGAGACCGGGCGGCCCTGGACCACCCCCGGGCGGCGGCCGGGGGCGATCGCCCGTGGCAACGTCGGGGTGAAGTGGCGCCATCCCGGCCTGGCCCCCCGCAGGTTCCTCAATCACGCCATGGGGGCGGCGGCCCGCTGGGGCGGGATCGAGCCGGAGCGCATCTACGCGGCCGACCGCACGTGGAGGGCCAGGTTTTGACGGTACTCCAGCGGGGCGACCCCGCCGCTTGAGACTAGCGCCCGAAGGCGCCCGGCGGGGGCGCCCGGCACCGGCCTGCTGCCCCTGATCGTACCCCGGAAGGGTCGTGACCGGGTTCCTCCGCACGATCAAGACGACTGCCGTGCAGGCGGTCCAGCAGTCGTTCGAGATCAGCTACCCGGCTCCCGACCCCGAGGGCGGCGCCAAGGCCCCGTTCGTGTCGGTCGAGTACCCGGTGGAGGAGGCGCAGTACCCGGCGATCTGGGTGGACTACGAGGGCGCCGAGCTGCGGACGGTGGGGATCGCCTACACCGAGACGGACGCCAGCGGGGCCGCCTACGCCCGGTGGCGGTTCGCCGGGCACGTCGCGTTCACGATCGTCGCCTTGTCCTCCAACGAGCGGGACCTGGTGTACGACCAGCTGCTGGGCCTGACCGCGTTCGCCGCCCAGTCGGAGTTCCCGTCGCGGTTCCGCCAGGTGGTGGAGGCCGCCCCGCTGGTCGCCTCGGTGTGGTCGTTCGACGCGGTGGAGGACCGCCCGTCCTCGGCCGCGATGGGCACGCCGTGGGGCACCCTGGACGTCGTCTACGAGAGCGGGTTCGCCGTCCAGGTGATCGGCGAGTTCGTCAGCGACCCGTACAGCCAGGCCCTGGTGAGCCTCGCCGAGATCCAGGTGGTTGCCACGGCGGAGGGCTTCCCGGACGACACCTCGGTCATCGACGTCACCGGCGGCTAGCAGCGTTGTCGGATACAGCTTTCCTTGGTATTGTTCGTTCATGCCATACACGACCGTGAACGAGCAGTACGTGGACCTCGGCACCGACGGCGACCCGGAGTGCGGCGAGTCCGTCCTGGCCGATGCCGTGGACCTGGCCTCCGACCAGGGCCAGGTCACCTTCCTGCTCGACGAGCGCGGCAGGCGGATCGCCGCCGTCGTCCCTGTCGAGTTCGCCGAGCGGGCCCTGGCGCTGGAGGGCTAGCCAGAGTCTTACCCCCGCCTGCTGGCGGCGCCCCCGGAAGGATTGACCGGAGGGATGCCAGCGCATGACGATTCCGTCTTTCACGTCCTACCAGCAGCCGGGCGTCTACGTTCAGGACGTCTCGACGCCGATCGTCACGACGCCGCTGGTGCCGTCGCAGACCCTGACGCTGGTCGGCCTGGCGCAGGGGTACCGCACGGCCGTCCAGTCGCTGCTGCTGTACTACGCCACCGCGACCCCGCTGACCTACATGGGCGTCTTCACCACCGAGCAGAGCGGGCCGCCCGTCATCGCCGCCCCGGTGGTCACCACCCTGGCCGGCACCGTCCTGACGGCGGGCATCGACTACACGCTCTCCACCGTGGCGGACCCCTCGGGCAACCCCGGCCTGGCGGTGACGAGCATCAGCCGGGTGAGCACCAGCTCCAACGTCTCCGACGGCCAGCAGGTGCAGGTCGTCTACAACTACGCCGACGCGGGGTACTTCCTGCCGCAGGTATTCACCGACTCCCAGTCGGTGATCAACGCCTACGGGCAGCCGTTCCTCTCGACGGCGCCCGCCTCCCCGACGGCCTCCCAGGTCGCCAACCCGCTGTCGGCGGCGGCCCAGGTGGCGTTCACCAACGGGGCGACCACGCTGGTCTGCGTGGCGCTCAACCCGGCCGACGGGACGCTCACCGAGCAGCTCAACTCGGCCTACGCCAAGATCGCCACCAACCCGGCCTGCACGATCGTCGTCCCGGCGCTCACCGACTCGCTGACCCCGGAGTCGGGCACGGCGGCGGCCTACGCCCAGGAGCTGGCGCAGGCGCTGAGCGCCGCCATGTGGGCGGCCTACAACGACGGCTTCCCCCGCGTCGGGTTCTTCGGCCTGCCCGTCAACTACAGCGAGTCGAGCCTGCCGGTGCCGTCGCTGGCCAGCAGCATCGCGAGCCGCAGGCTGGTGCTCGCCTACCCCGAGATCGCCCTGCTCTACAACAGCGCCGCCAACCAGACCTTCCAGGCGTCGGGCCAGTACCTGGCGGCGGCGCTCGGCGCCCGCCTGTCGTCGCTGCCGGTCGACACCGGCCTGACGAGCCAGGTGCTGAGCGGGTTCGCCGGGCTCCCGGCGGCCGAGACGGCGGCGATGACCAACGCGTTCATGAACTCCCTGGCCAGCGCCGGGGTGGCGGTCTGCTACGTCAACTACCAGGGGGCGCTGGTCTGCCGCCAGGGCCTCACCACCGACATGAGCGCCCTGAACTACCAGGAGGTCTCGATCGTCCGGCAGTCGGACGCGCTGCTGACGGCGGTGAGCCAGGGCCTCCAGGCCAGCGGCCTGATCGGCTCGCCGATCACCGGCAGCACGGTCAGCGCGGTGCAGGAGGCCGTCCTCGGGATCCTGGAGGCGGCGGTCTCCAACGGGGTCATCGTCAGCTACACGAACCTGACGGTGACGCAGCAGAGCTACCCGGGCGGTTCGCCCACGGTCATCTCGGTCACGTACTCGTACCTGCCCGCGCTGCCGCTGAACTTCATCACGGTGCAGCAGAGCGTCGACCTGTCGACCGGCCTGGTCGCCTCCACGACGTCCACCCAGAACGCGAGCGGCACGGGGACCTAGCTAGGCGACCTGGAGGCTCGGCGCGGAATTGTCTTCCCCTTGATGGCGCTTCCGTTCCGGGCCTTCACGACGGGAGGGGCGATCTGGTTGAGGTGCTTCCAGGTCCGCCCCGTGATTGCCCACCGGAGGACGGTCTCGCTGACCACGCCGCCGAGAGTTTGGTGCACCTCCCATGTCATTTTGCCGTCGCGGGCCAGCCTGCGCGCCTCGATGACGAGTTCATCCGTCAGCTTGGCCTGGGCGTTCTTCGCGCCGTTCTGCTGACGCGTCCGGCTTCTGCCTCTCAGCGACTTGTCCCTCATGTTCTCGGCGTGAGTTCCGTCGTACAGGTGCTTTGGTCTTGAGCAGGGAGGATTATCGCAGTGGTGGTTCCCCTGGTTCGCGGGGAGACAGCCGTCTGTGAGGAACATCGCCACGACGCTGGATGCGGATACCGTGCTCTGCTCCGTCCTCGGGTGGTTCCAACGGAACGATCCGTAGTTGTCCGGCTCCGGGCTTCTTGCTCCCCGCCATTCCCAGCATGAGTCTTCGTCGTCGGTGATCCCCACTTTGGCCCAGAAGCGGAACTCCAGGTCGTCCAGGTCCAGAGGGCACTCTGACCGAAGTCTGTCCCTAGTCTCCTTGGCCCTTACTCGAAGCTCTCTGAGCTGTTTCCACAGATCGGTGATCTGGTCTTCGATTTCTTCTAGCTCTCCGAGCCCCGGAAGCCATGAGGCAAGCATTCGCAGCTGTTCATCGGTGTACGCCATGAGAACAGTATAGCCGTCATAACACTGGCTCGTGTTATGACATCAGGAGGTGAGATTTCTAAATGGCCACGACAAAAGCACGCGTCGTGGGCTCTTTAGGAGCCTAGTCTGGTTATACAGTTCTATCGTACAACGCATCTCCCATTGCCTACTGCGAGGGGTGGGAAGATAGTGGTCAGAGAGCTTTTTCGGACGTAGGACAGCCCTACCAGTTCATCCAGCCCATTGGTGCCGAACACCCGGTCGAGATCGCGACCTCCCGCGTGATCTCGGGCGGCACCATCATGATCACCATCCGGGAGCTGTGGTCGCAGCCGGTGTGGTGGCAGATGGCGGGCCTGGCCGGGACGTGGAACATGGTGGACATCTTCAACGCCCTGGCCGCCAACCCGAACTACGTCACGGCGAGCATGATCATCAAGCCGCCCGGGACGGAGAGCAAGCCGTCGATGTGGCGCGGCAAGGTCTACCAGAACGTCACCGTGGTCGACATCAACGACGGCGAGACAGTGACGGTGGGCGCGCTCGCCGTCACCAAGGGCATCACCGTCGCGTACACGCATTACCTGCCGCTTAATTCAAATCAGTACGCGACGGCATCAGGATGACCTTTATTAGCTAGGAACCTTGCATTCGTTTATCACAATGACATATATTCCCCTCTGTCGGGAAAAGCCCGCAGAGGAGGATCATGGCCCAGAAAGTGCAGTTTGAGTTGATCAGCGACCTGGCGCTGGCCCAGGACCCGGAGAGCAGGGCCCCAGCCGCCCGCACCGTCAGCTTCTCCATCGACGGGGAGTCCTACGAAATCGACCTCAGCGAGGGGGAGGCCCAGGAGCTGGAGGAGAAGCTCGCCCCCTACATGATCGCCGGGCGCAGGAGGGGGCGGGCCGGGGGCACGCGGGCCAGGACCGCGCTGAAGGCCGCGAGGAAGTCCGTGGACACCGTGGCGGTGCGCGACTGGGCGCGCGAGAACGGCATCGAGGTCAAGGACCGGGGCCGGGTGCCCGCCGACGTGGTGGCCAGGTACGAGGCCGCGCAGCGCGCCTAGCCCTGCCGCTCCCCCGGGAAGGTAAGGACACCAAGCCTTCCCGAGGAGCAGCCTTGACCACTCCGCCCGCCCCCACCGTTACCGTCAGCGCCGACCAGGCCAGCTACGCGGTCGGCGACGCCATCACCGTGACCGTGGACTACACGGACCCGGGCAACCCGGGCACCACCCTGACCGTTACCGCGACGGTCACCAACTCGGACGGCACTACCTCGTCCGGCACCGCCGAGGTCCAGGTGGGCGCCACCCCCGCCGTCGCCCTCCCCGTCGCCGTCACCGACTCCTTCGGCGACGTCTACACGCAGTCCTCGAACACCCCGGGCACCGCCGTCTTCACCTCCACGGTCGGCCCGATCCCCGCCGGGGCGTGATCCTCCAGATCGACGTCACCGTCACCGGGCCCGGCTGGGTCGCCGCCGGGTCCGTGGCGGTCGACGTCACCGACCCGGCGGCCCAGGCGGAGAGGCCCCTGGACGAGAACGCCCGGATGAGGGACCGCTCGCGCCAGCAGCGGTGGGGGGTGAACAGGGCGTGAACGTAGTGGTCAAGGCCAAGGTCGAGGCGGACGGCTCCGTCGTCTGCGATATCGACTGCGACGGCCAGAAGGCCGTCGTCGCCTTCGCGGGCGGCGACGTCACCCTGACCGTTCCCGAATCGGGCGGCGGCCGGTGACGATTCCCTCAGACGAGGGCCTTCCCGACGAGGCTTCCCCTGCGGGGACGAGCGGCACCGGCGACAACCCGTGGGTGCTGCACGTTGACGACTTCGACGACGCGAACTGGCGCGTCGACCTCACCGGGCTGCTCGCCCTCGGCTGCCTGTCCGGCTGGTTCGACTGGTGCGGCCACCGCATCGCGATCAGGACACTCACCACGGACGAGGAGCTGATCGTCGCCCAGCTCATCCGCGAGTACGAGGGCGGCCTCGGCTCGGCCAAGGCGTACGCCACGGCCGTGGCCGGCATCTGCGTCGAGTCGATCGACCACCAGCCGATGCCCGTGCCCCTCGGCGAGCACCCGAACAAGCCCTACCAGTGGGCCCTTCAGCGCTTCAACTACGCCCGGCGCTGGTACCCGCCGACGATCGACGCCATCTTCGACGCCTACCTCCAGATGGAGATCAGGCAGAAGGCGGTGATCACTGGACTGGGAAAAGCGTCCTCCCAGGGGGAGAGTGCGACCCCTGGGTTGAGCGCCAGCTCCGGGTAGCCGAGCGCGGCGGCCTCTTGGCCGGCTCGTTCCGGTCGCCGGTCGCGGTCCTCGCGCTGGAGATCCTGCACTTCCTCGACGGCGTGGCCGAGAGCCGGCGGCGCCGCGACATGGCGCTGTCGGCGGCCGTCTTCTCCGGCGCGATCACGGCGGCGGCCGCGTGGCCGGACTTCTTCGCCGGGGACGGCGGGGACTCGGGCGCCTTCCCGTCCAGGGACGCCGACATGACGGAGTTCGAGCTGGAGGAGGCCACGCCGGAGTCCTTCGCGGCCGACCTGGACGCGATCCTGGCCGCGAACAGGCGGGTCACGGTGCGAGAGGCGGAGGCTCCCGTCTTCCGGCCGCCGGGATATATCCCGCATCCCGAGTGGACCTGAGGGAAATCTCCCGATCGCCGTGGGGCCGGCGCCCTCCCGGCACCTATAAGCCGTTCGGCGGCGCATCTAAAATTCCCGCCACGGAAGCCGTGGGAGGAAGCTCATGACGATTCCGTGGCCCGGCGGCCCCGACAGCTCGGTCAACGGGCCGGACTCCAGCGCGCAGATCGCCCAGGGCCTCCAGGTGGTGGTCCGCCAGCTCTCGACTCTCAACCAGTCGATCGCGGCCCAGACCGCGCAGATCACCCGGACGATGAACGCCCAGTCCCGCTACCAGGTGGGCAGCCATGGCAGCGGGGTGAGCAACACCCCGCAGATGAACCCGCAGATCGTCGCCAATGTGCAGGCGGCAGGCGGCCAGCTGGGGCCCGGCGGGACGGGGCAGACGACCCCGATGGGGGCGCTGTCGTCCCTCCAGGGCATGCAGTCCTACCTGCTCCAGCAGCTCGGCCAGTGGATCGCCGGGGTCCCCCTCTACCAGCCGACGGTCCCCGGCGGCGCCCCCGGAGGCCCCGTCGCCGGCGGCGGCCCGGGAGGCGGTCCCGCCGGGGGAGGAGGCGGAGGTGGCGGCGGCGGCGCGGGGGGAGGAGCAGGGGGCGGTGGCGGCGCGGGGGGAGGAGCAGGGGGCGGTGGCGGCGGCGGCGGAGGAGGCGGCGGGGGTCCTCTCCTGCCCACAGGAGGGCTCGGCGGCGCGGTGCTCGGGGGCGCCATGGGCGGCAGGATCCCCACGGGCGCGGCGGCCCGCAGCATCCAGGTCCTCCAGAACGTCGGCGCCCAGGTCGCCTCGGGCGGCGGCGGCAGCCTGACCGGGATAGTCGGCAGCGCGCTGCGCGCCATCCCCGGCGTCGGGCTCCTCATGGACGCGGCCAACGCCGGGACGAACTTCTACCTGGGCCAGCGGGAGGCCGGGCGCGTCTACCAGAGCGTCGAGGGCGGCAGCAACCTCGACGCCCAGACCGAGCGGCTGCACGAGGCCGCCTACCAGGCCAGCATGTACGGCCTGATGCCGCAGGGGGCCGCCGCCCAGGCGTTCGGGGCCGTCACCGCCCTCGGCTACAACCAGGCCGCCGCCGGAGAGGGCCAGCAGCCGCAGAACCGGCAGAGCGCCCTCAACTTCATCTACGGCAACTACACCAAGACGGGGATGGACACCTCGCAGAGCGAGCAGATCCTCCAGACCGCCTCGGGCAACGCCCAGGTCAACCTCACCCAGCTCTCGCAGGCGCTGAACGCCTTGTCGGCGGCGGCCGGGGAGGCGGGCGCCAACGCCGACGTCGCCCGGCAGCAGTTCAACTCCTACTTCGCCTCGGCCCTCGGCCAGGGCGCCGGGAACGGGTCGACGACCCTGGCGGCGGGGATCTCCAGCATGCAGGCCAGCATGGGCAAGGAGTTCTCGGGGGTGAACTTCTCCGGCGAGCTGTCCCAGCAGCGCCAGTACCTGCTGAGCGGGATGTCCGGCCAGACTCCGGCCCAGCTCCAGTACATGCAGCGGAACGACCCGCAGCAGTACCTGAGGATGCTGTCGGGCCAGAACATGCAGTTCCTCACCTCCGGGGGGCTGATGACGCCGCAGATGACGGCGTCCCTCAACAGCCTCATCGCGAAGGCCGGGGGCGCCAAGGCCGTCGCCGGCAACCCCGGGGTGCGCGACCAGATCGCCACCCAGTTCCTGAACGCCAATCAGGTCAGCGGGAACATCAACGAGAACCTGTGGGCCCAGGAGATCTCCGCCCTCACCGGCGTCAGCATGAGCCCCAGCCAGGCGTTCCAGTGGATCGTCAGCCAGAGCGCGGGGGACAACGAGGCGTCCCACAACGCGGCGCTGCCCAACACGGGCACGGTCGCGGCCCCGGCGGCGAAGAAGAAGACCGCCTCTGCGGTCGTTTCGGCCGCAGTCAAGGCGTCGGCGGCGAAGAAGGCCGCCTCCGCGACGGGAAGCGGCCTGACCGGCGAGCTGGACTCGATTTTCGGCTGGACGCCGCCGCAGCCCGTCAACGCCGGGTCGACTGCGGCGGGGGAGGCGGCTGCCAAGGCCAAGGCCGCCGTGAAGTCCGCCCCGGCCGCAGCCCAGGCCGCCGTCTCGGCGGCGAAGGTGACCGTCGACCTGACCCCGCAGGCCGCCCAGCTGCTGAAGATGCTGCCGTCGAACAGCGACGAGGCCGCCGCCACGTCCTCGGTGCCCGCCAACCCGTACGTGAACCAGGCGAGCCGCTAGCTCGCGCGCCTGAGGAAGTACCGGGAGCCGCTGCGCCCGCCTGGGAGGCTGAACGTCTCTGTGTAGCCGGCGTACTCGATCTCCACTGCATCTCGGCCGAGAATCCTCGCCACGCGTCCGGGCCACTCGGGACCGGGCATTCCGGGAGCCCCGTTCTCGTCCATGACCCTCACTTCGGCGCCGATGCTCGAAGGCTCGTCAGGGCTGCTCATCGGCGCCCCTCTCGGCGCCGATCACGCTTTCGCTCAGCCGGGCGTCCTCGCGCCGGTTATGGTCGCGCAGGGCGACGTGGCCCGCCTCCATGGCGGCGCCCTCGGCGAAATGGACGAGGAGCCGCTCCTGCGGGGTCAGCGTGCTCATCCACGCCCGGTACTCCCGGATCCGGCGGGCGAGGAACACCCCGAGGGCCGTGCCCGCCGGGATGATCATGAGGGCGAGCGAGGCCCAGAGCAGGTTGAACCCCACGGCTCCCGCCGACGGGTCGCCGTAGGGGGAGTAGCGGAGCAGCTTGTCGATCGCGCTGGGGAGGATGCACGCCCCGGCCATCGCCGAAACGGACCCGGCGATGACGCCCCAGCTGAACGACTCCCTGGGCCCGGATGCGCGGCGTCTTGTCATCATGATCCGATAATACAGCTTTTCTTGTTAAAATCTACGCCGACCCGCCCCGGGAAGAAAAGAGAGCCGATCAGGGAGGGTCATTGGGAACCGCCACCCTCGGGTACCCGGGAGGGCCCTCGATCGCCTTCCGGATCGATCCCGACAGCATCGACTGGCAGTGGGACGTCCTGACCAACGTGGTGGAGACGATCGGCGGCCGGGTCATCCAGGTCATCGGCGCGCGGCTGGCCGACATGACAGTCCAGGGCAGCCTCGGCCAGGACCACGCGGACCCGTCGGGCGGCCAGAGCTGGCAGCTCGCCGAGCGGTTCCTCGCGACGGTCACCGCGATCATGGAGGCCCAGTCGGCCGACGCCAACCAGCAGGCCCAGATGCACCCCCCGGCCGTCTTCGCCTACCCGCCCAGAGGGTGGCGCTTCAACGTCTACGTCAAGAGCCTCACCGACCCCGACGGGGACGCGTCCGTGATCCTCAAGCCCGGCAAGGCCAACCAGCGGTACCAGCTGGGCCTGTTCATCGTCCAGGACGGCAGCCCCGCGCTGGTCACCGCCGGGACCACCAACGGGGTGCTCAGCCAGAAGGCCAACGACGCGATCGCCGCGTACATGGCCCGCATCTCCGACGGGATCGGCTGGCACTACACCGCCTACACCGGCCTCGGCACCGGCACCTTCACCCCCGGAAAGACCTGAGCCCGGAAGCAGGGAGGAGGCGATCGGATGGCCGTGACGGACCGGCCCGCGTGGGGGGCGGACGTGCCGATATCGATGCCCGTGCCGGTCAGCGAGCCGGTGATGGTCCCCATGTTCGGGTTCGGGATGACCCAGTACCGCCTGGTGCCCGACATGACCAGCGCCGAGTACGAGGACCTGGCCGTGCCCGTCTACGCCCCCGACTCGCCGCAGGGGGCCGAGGTGGCGGGCGACGCGGGCATCGACGCGACCGGGAGGTTCGGTGGGTAGGGCCGGGCTCAACGGCCGCCTCGCCTACACCGACGGCAAGACCACCTACACCTACCGGGTGCGGGTCGGGGACGTCGGCCACGGGGTCCAGATGGTCGCCGTCGAGGACCAGGGGCGCACCACCCGCGCCTACTACCCGCACAAGACGGCCAACTCCCGCTTCAGCGTCCAGGTGCTGCTGAAGGACTGGGACGAGCGCTCCGACTTCACGAGCTGGCTCGCGGGCTACGCCCAGTGGGCGCTCGACCCGAACGCCGCCCGCACCGTCTTCCCGTTCATGTCGGTGAGCGTCCCGGTCCGGGACTTCGCGCAGCGCGGGATCCCGCTGTCCGGCTTCGAGTGGGGCGCCCACACCGGGATGATGGCCTTCACCCCGATCATCACCTTCGAGGCGGGCCTGTCCCCGGGGCAGCCGAATGCGAACATCAGCGTCAGCTCGGTCGTCAACCAGTGGAGCGCCTTCGGCTCCGACCCGGCGATCAGGTACTTCTACCCGTTCGGCACCCAGCTCGCGGCCTCCCAGGTCCCGCAGGACTACGGCGTGGTGGTGCCCGCCAGCCCGACGGCGCCCCCGGCCGCCCCCAGGAACGTCACCGGCCCGCTGGGCTCAGATGTGAGCGGATGATCGGCCTTGTCTGTTTTCATGTACGCTCCGGGCGTTAAAATCTACATTTCTACGCAGAATAACGGAATTATCGACGTAAGCGACGACGTCACCCTGGGCACCCTGGTCCGCCGCAGCGACGGCGTGAGCACATTCTCCTTCACGCTCCAGAACCCGTTCCGGAAGTACGCGGGCGTCCTCACGCCCAACGACCGCATCATCGTGATGATGAAGCGCATCTCCTGGCTGCGCGTCTTCACCGGCTACCTCAACTCGGTGCCCCTGGTCACCGCGTGGCCGTCCTCGGTCCAGATCACCGCCTCCTGCTCCCTGAAGCGGCTCCAGTACTGGTTCTGGGACCCCGGCCTGGAAGCCTCGCAGAACCTGGTCGCCCAGGCGATGTCGAGCGCCTCCAACCCCGACGACGGCGGCGTGTCGGCGGCCATCATCGCGCTCCTCCAGAACGTGGTGGGCTGGCCGTCGAGCAAGATCCACATCGCCGGGATCCCGCAGGGATGGTCGACCTGGGCCTACAAGATCGCCTCGGCGGTCCAGGCGGACACCGCGCAGGCGGACGCGCTCGCCCAGCAGTTCTACGCGGGGCTCGGCGCCGGCGGGGTCGTCGGCGGGATGACCGGCGGGGGGACCACCGTCCCGGCCGGGGCGCTGAAGGCGGGGACCTACGCCGGGCAGAAGCTGACCGCCGCCCAGTGCCAGATGGCGACGCTCTTCTACAACATCGCCATGCAGATGGGCGGGAGCACCAGGGACGCCACCGTCGGGATCATGGCGGGCTACCAGGAGAGCCGCCTCCAGAACCTGGACTATGGCACCGGCACCTCCCTCGGGGTCCTCCAGCAGGAGGCGAACGCCGGCTGGGGGACCGCCGCGCAGCGGCTCAACCCGACGAGCGCCATCACCGCCTTCTACGGCGTCCTCCTGGCGATGTCCAACCGGAACTCGCTGACCCTCGACCAGGAGGCCCAGACGGTCCAGCGCAGCTCCTACCCGGCCGCGTACGCCCAGTGGGAGACGATGGCGCAGGCCGTCGTCGCCGTCATGGCGGCCCCCAACGCGTCGTCCCTGTCGGGGTCGGGCGGCTTCTCCGGCGTCCAGGCCAACGCCAAGGCGGGGAAGGCCAACTGCACGCAGCTCCTCGGGGTCGCCCTCGGCCTGGTCGAGTCCCAGCAGATCCCCTACCTGGAGAGCGCCACCCTCGACTCGGCCCCCAACGTCGCCCAGCCCACCTACCTGGACTGCTCCAGCTTCACCCAGTGGGTCATGTACCACACCGTCGGCAGCCTCAACGGGATGCCGCGCACCAGCGAGGAGCAGAGCGCCTGGTGCCAGTCGGCCGGGACTATCATCGACGCGCAGAGCGGGCTCAACATCCCCGGCGCGCTGATGTTCATCGGCCCGCCCGGCGCGGCCACCCACGTGGAGGTCAGCTGCGGGACCGGGAGCGCCACCGTCGGGGCGCACCACACCGGGACTTACGCCGGGGTCGTCTCCGGCGCCCCGCAGAGCAACGCCAACCCCGGCGGCTGGACGTGCGCCGGCCTCCCGCCGGGCATCGACTACTCGGCCTACAAGGGCCTGGCGGCGGCCTACAAGCAGGTCCCATCGGGCGGCGTCCTGTCTTCCGGGGGCAACATCCCGATTGCCGGGCAGGGCCTCCAGGTCGACCCCTCCTCGGCCGAGCCCTGGTACAACCCGAACGACAAGTTCGACTCGCTGTTCGGCCCGAGCCCCTGGTTCCCGACCTTCGACGCCGACGCCGCCGCGATCGCCAACGTCTTCACCGGCCCCCGGGCGCTACTCAACGACCAGCCGCTCCTGCCCTACCTGAAGAACCTGTTCGTCAGCTCGATGCGGAGCTACTGCTCGGCCCCCAACGGCGACCTGATCGCCTGGTTCCCCGACTTCTACGGCATCTGGGGGACCGCCGCGATCATGCGGGTCGAGCCGATCGAGCTTCAGGACTTCACCGTCTACTGGGACGACACGAGCCTGGTCACCCACCAGTACGTCATCGCGCCGCCCGCCCAGCAGATCGACCTGGGCAGCGGCCAGACCACGGGCATCACCATCTCCTCCACCGGCCAGACGGTGCCCATCGACGTGCTCTACGCGATGACCACCGACGGCATCGCCTCGATCGACGTCCCCGCGATCATGTACGCGCTGTTCGGGCTGGAGCCGACCACGGCGCAGGCCCAGAAGTTCATCAACTACATCTACAACCGCTTCGGCGCACGGCCCGACCTGGAGCAGCTGCCCGGGATCGTCGGCCCGCAGGGCGAGTTCTTCGCCGCCCTGATGCTGTTCATGAGGTCCTGGGCCTACCAGTACAACTCCGACGTGCCGCTGACCTTCATGCCGGAGCTGTGGCCCGGGATGCTCCTCCAGATCCCCGCATTCGGGTTCCAGGCCTACTGCACCACCGTCACCCACAGCTTCCAGATGGGCCAGGGCGGCTACTTCAACACCACGGTCAACATCGCGGCGCCCGCCCGGCTGCCGGGCAACGACAACAACTCCGGCGGCCAGCTCATCGGCCTGCCCGTCGCCGGGGGCCTCACCAGCGGCACCAACCTGCCCGTCCCCGGCCAGGCGTCCTGATGGGGGCTCCCCGCCGGGGACTCAACCCGACGACCAACTCCGTCGGGTTCACCGCCAAGCTCGTCACCGTCCGGTCCGTCAGCGCCGACGGGGCGACGGCCGTCGTCGTGGACCGGCAGAACACCCAGACGCAGGTCCCGATGCTCGTCCAGCGGAGCAAGGGCCCCCTGCCCGCCCCGGGCGACGCCTGGCTCATCTCGCAGGACCTCGGCATGTGGAGCTTCGCCGCGTTCGTCGGGACCTCCGGCTCCGACTTCGCCGGAGGCGGCCAGGCAGGCAGCCAGGTGACGATCGGGCCGGACCCGCCGCTCTCCCCCGTCGCGGGCGACATCTGGCTGGACTCCTCCGACGGCAACCAGGTCAGCTCCTGGGACGGCGCCGCCTGGGTCCCCGCCCAGTTCGGCGCGGCGGCCCTCGCCCCGGCCTCGGTCACCGCCGCGCAGATGGCCCTGGCCACCATCACCAGTAGGCAGATCGCCGCCGATGCCGGGATCCTCGCCTCCCAGGTGGCGTTCACCGCCGCGCAGATCGGCGGCTCCCGCGTCTTCACCGGCACCTCCCAGCCGGCGGGCATGCAGCCCGGCGACCTCTGGTTCAACGCCGCGAGCGGCAACATGGTCAGCGTCTGGACGGGCGGCGGGTGGGACCCGCTGCTGTTCTCCGCGCCCGCCATCCTAGAAGGAAGCCTGACCGGCGCGCAGCTTTCGGAAGAAGCGTCGATCGCGGCCTCCCAGGTGAACTTCACCTCAAGCGACATCGGCGGGATCACCGTCACGATCTCGGCCAGCGAGCCGGCCGGCCCGGCCGAGGGCGACCTCTGGTACGACTCCGAGAACGGCTACGTCCTGGAGCAGTGGAACGGCAGCGAGTGGGCCGTCTACCAGTACGGCACCCAGGCGATCGCGGCGCGGTCCGTCACCGCCGAGCTGATCGCCGCCAACACCATCACGACCGCCGAGCTGGCGGCCGGGCTCGTCTACGCCGGGATCATCGACGGCACCATCGTCGAGGCGGCCACCTTCATCGGCTCGGTGTTCGAGGGCACCGACTTCGTCCTCAATACGGCGGGCGCCTTCTGGTACGACGGGTCCGGGAACCTGATCCTGTCGATCGCCCCTGCGTCCACCTCGACGGACGGCCTCGGCCACACCGTCTACGGCGGCGGCCTCGCCGCCTACAGCTCCACCACCGCCGGCGTGTCAGTGCAGCTCGGGGCGCTGGGGCTGTACTTCGAGGACGTCCCGGCCGGGATCGCCACGGCCTTCAACATGGTGGGCGGCCAGCTGGTCGTCTCCGGCACCGGCATGGGGCAGTCCACGGTGACGTTCGCGATCCCGATCACCGCGACCGGGGGCACGGCCTCCTCCCCCACCAAGATCACCACAGACACGTGGCACACTCCGGGCAGCCTCCCGACAGGATGGTCCGGCACCCTCCGGTACAAGCTCATGCCCGACAACACGGTCATGGTCCACTGCCAGTGCGCCATCGGGACCTCGGCGGCGACCGGCACGATCACGCTATTCTCCGGACTGACGTCCGCTTATCAGCCATCTGTGGCAGCGCATGGTCCGGTGGGCTACTTCTCTAATGGAGGCACGACCGCCGCCGAGGCTATTGCTAATGCCAATATGCGCTGGTCAGTGAACACAGGCGCGAGCTGGTCCATTGAGCTTCTGGGAATGACCGGCGGAGCTGCCGGCTCTGGGGTAACTGAAATCTCCTTTGTTGCAATCTACCCGCTCGACTAGGTAATAATATTGAGACGCCATTCGGAGTATCGGTGTACTTTAACACGCCGGGCACCTATGGAACTTTCGACCAGACGACATTTGAGGCGGACCTCGCCGCATCGATCACAGCTATCTGCCAGCTTCAGGCAGATGCACTGGGGCAGACGCTCGCCGAAGTGCAGACGGGCATCACTGTTACGCGTCAATGGGGGTGGAGTAACGGTTCTGGAGGTAGCGCAGGTTACTCGGACACCATGACCTACCCGCCCGCCGAGTGATAACGATGCCTCCTAGGACGCAGAAGAACCAGGCACCCTAGGACGCACGGCGGACACTCCCCCGGAAGGATATGAGGGAGGCGAGAGCGAACCGGTGAAAGATCTCCAGCTCGTCGGGGGGGACCTGCTGTCCTCCGGGCGCGGCTTCGCCACCGTGACCGGCGCCGACTACGTCCGACAGCGCGTCGCCACCGCCCTGTCGGAGCCCTACGGCAGCGACCCGTTCCACCCGACCTGGGGGTCGGCGCTGCCGGGCTACCTCGGCTCCCCCCAGGGCCCGGAGACCCAGGCTCTCGTCGCGGCCGAGGCGTCCCGCGTCCTCGCGGCCCTCATCGCCGCCCAGCAGCTCATCGTCACCTCCAGCGCGATGACCGGGACCCGCAGCCAGCTGGCGGCGGCGGACGTCATCGCCGCCGTGAACAGCGTCACGGCCTCGGCGGGCTCCCGGCCCGACGCGATCGCCGTGGCGGTCTCCCTCACCACCCAGGGCGGGCAGCTCGTCGAGGTGTCGCGAACGGTGAGCGGCTGATGGCCAGCGCCTCCGACATCTCCTCGGCGATGGCCGCCGTCCTGGCCGCCAGCGAGCCCGACCTGGACACTTCCGTAGGCTCGGTGACCAGGAAGATCATCGACGCCGTGGCGGCGAGCATCGCCTCCGCCACCCTGGACAGCCAAATGCTCGCCTACCAGTACGACGTGAACGCGATGACCGGCGCCGCGCTCGACGCGTTCGTCCAGCAGTTCGGCATGACCCGCTACCCGGCCCTGCGGTCCACCGGCGTCGTCACCTTCACGCGGGGCACCGCCACCGACGTGGTGACCATCCCCGTCGGGGCCCAGGTGGGCAGCGTCGACGGAAGCGTCGTCGCCCAGACCCTGACGGCGGCCGTCCTCAACCCGGCCGCCCTGTCGGCGTCGGTGCCAGTCCAGTCGGTGACCGCCGGGCCCGGCGGCAACGCCCCGGCCGGGGCCATGACGCAGATCCTCACCCCGGTCTCCGAGATCACGTCCGTCACCAACGTCAACGCCCTGTCCGGAGGGGCCAACCAGGAGACGGACACCCAGCTTCAGGCCCGGTTTTCCGCCAGCGCCTTCAAGAACATGGCCGGGACCAGCCAGATGTTCCTCGGCATCGCGACCAACGACCCGGACTGCACGGCGGCCAACGTCCTCGACGGCGCCACCCGGTTCCGCGAGCAGCTCCAGATCGCCAGCGGCCAGGCGGTCAGCACGGTCTCCGGCGCCCAGTACGTCTACGCCTACGGCGAGGTGGTCGGCCAGGACATCGACAACGGCGACGTCGCCGCCCCCGGCGTCCAGTACACCTGGGACTACGAGGCCGTCCCGCCCTCCGTCGTCGTGATCGACAGCAGCTACTTCCCCGCAGGCCAGCTGATCGACGTCAGCTACCTCTACATGGACGAGTTCTCCCGCAACGACCCCGCGTCCGGGATCTACAGCCGGGTCGACGTCTGGTGCGCCGGGTCCCGCCCCACCGCCGCCGCCGCCACGGTCAAGTACACGAGCGCGACCACCTTCTCCTCGTCCGCCGAGTCGGACTGGTACGCCGGGGACTTCGTCCGCCCTGACGGCGCCCAGCCGGCGCCGGGGAACGTCTACATCGCGCTGCCCTACGGGCCGATCCTGACCCTCCCGCCGACGATGACGCTCGACGGCGTGACCTACGGCCTGGCCAGCCCCCAGTACCCGCTGGGGACCGTCTCGGGCGGCGTCACCTACGCCTACCAGATCATCCACCGCACCGGCGCCTACGGCTGGAGCCCCTACTCCGACTTCGGGATCGAGTGGCTCGCCTCGGCGCAGCCGCCCAGCGGGGTCCCGGTCACCGTCAGCGAGGACTACACCTACAACGACGTCCCCTACGCCATCCAGCAGAACCTGGAGAACTGGCGGCTGGCCGGGACCGACGTCCAGGCCCACCAGGGCATCGTGGTCTCGCTCCAGTTCAGCCTCGCGATCGTCTACGACCCGTCGGTCACCCAGTCGGTCACGCAGGCCGCCGTCAGCGCCTCGCTCCATGCCTACCTGTCGCAGCTCGGCTTCAGCTCGCGGATCTACCCCAGCTCCGTCATCCAGGCGGTGGAGGGCACCCCGGGGGTCCTGGCGTCGCGGTTCCTCACCGGAGCCGACTACCCCGACTGGTCCCCGTCCGCGCCCGACGACTTCGACGTCGGCATCCAGCAGGTCTACGACGGGGTGGTGGTGGCCAGCTACGTCGACTCCAGCGGGAACCCGGTCGACGTCTCCTTCGGGGCGGCCCAGCTGCCCAGCTTCGGCGGCGCCGTGCTGGTGACCAAGGCCAACAACACCATAGGAGCTTTTGCGTAGGAAGGGAGGGCAGATGCCCCAGACAGTCAGCGACCCGGGCGCCACCACGGGGATCATCACCAACGGCGGCACGGACCTATTCTCTTACCCCAACGTCCAGCAGCCGTCGATCCTCGGCCTCCAGACCCCCGCCACCCAGCCGCTGCCGCCCGGCACCGACTCGGCCACCAACCTGCTGCTGCCCGGCCAGCAGGTCGCCGCCCAGCTCGTCAACTTCCCGTCGAACGTCTACGACACGGCCCCCACGTCGCTGCTGTACCACTTCATGGCCGCCCTCCTGGGCGACGCCGGGACCGGGCAGCTCCGCAAGCGGCAGATGGTCGCCCGCCTCCAGCAGGCGGTCAGCTCCACCCAGTTCTACGACCTCGACAGCTTCTACGGCGCGCTGTTCGGGGCGCAGCGGGGCCCCTCGGGGGCCCTCCCGGCCAACCCGGCCACCGGCCTGCCGACGTCCCCCTACACCGATCTGGCGAGCCCGGACGGCTGGGACGAGGTGCTCGCGGCCGACGCCGTCTTCCGCGAGCGGGTCATCCAGCTGGCGCGGGCCATCACCCTCGGCGGGACCGTCCCCGGGCTGCGGGCGCTCGCCGAGGCGGTCACCGGCGTCACCTGCCAGGTCTGGGAGACCTGGCGGGTCATCGACAACGCCTCCGGCCCGTCGCCCGGCTACAACACCTGGCAGCAGACCGAGACGTCCTACCCGCTGTGGTCAGACGTCCCCGGGCCGCTGACCTGGCAGGGCGTCGAGGGGTACGTCACCTTCGCCGGGTTCAACGCCAACGGCGTCCCGAGCGAGATCGTCATCCAGCCGAGGAAGTCCTACCCGTCCACCCTCGCAGGGCAGCGACAGCAGGGCGCCGACATGTTCGGGGTCCTGTCGGTGGTGGAGGCCCTCAAGCCCGCCGCGTCGCTGGTGAGCGTCAGCCCGCAGGGCATCCAGTCGCTGGTCCCGCTGCCGATCGCGGCGGCGTGGGCCGACTCGGAGAACCAGGAGATCGTGCAGGTGGTGACGCCCAACGCGCCCGCCACGGCCGCCTACGCCCCGATCGTGAACTCCTACCAGGGCGCCAACGCCGAGCAGCTCCCCCCAGGCTCGTACATCCAGGCCGCCCCTGTGATGTCGCGGACCTCCACCGGCCAGTTCACGTCGGCCGGCGACGTCACCTCGGTCACCGCCCAGGCCGTGATCGGCAGCGGCCCAAACGGCGCGGTCGTCACCGACGGGCAGGACTTCCAGACGGTCGCGTTCGGCGGCTCGTCGTACTTCCAGTACCTGCCGGCCCTCGGCGTGATGCCGCCCGCCAAGGCAGCGACCGCCCGGTCGGCGTCGCCCGTCGCGGTCCGCTGCGCGCCCTACTCCGGCCCCCGCTCCCCGGTGATGACGAGCACATGACGACGCCCGGCAGCGTCCAGTTCCCGGGCACGTTCCCGACGCCCGCCGTGGCGCCCGTCTACATCGACGGCATCCCGGCGCCGCTGGCGTCCCCGCCTGTCACCCAGCAGTCCTCGCAGGATTTCTGGTCGTCTCAGCCGCGCCACTCCTACGACCAGACGGCCGAGGAGCTGACGATCTCCCTCGGCCAGACCCGGACCGTCAACTACATCACCCTTGACCTCCCGCACTTCCCGCACACCGCCTGGTTCTGGTGGTGGGACGGGACCCAGTGGGAGCCGCTCCTGACCCCCACCGGGGCGCCGCTGGCCATCATCACGGCCGGGTCGGTGCCCGCGATCGTGGACAACCCGGCGGCGCTCAACGCGGGGCTGAACCCCTACCACTACGGCGCCGGCCACTGGGTGCACTACGACGAGCAGGTCGCCCAGGTATCGACCAACAAGCTGCTGCTGCACATGGTGCGCACGCCGGCCCCCGGGCAGCAGGTGCCCGTCACCCCCGCCGGGGCGGCCTCCCCCTACCCGCTCGGCGTGCGCAACCTCGACTTCGGGCTCCGGATCATGACGGCCGCCGACGTCCCGCCCGCCCAGCGGGACCCCGAGATCGTCACCCAGCGGCAGCCGTTCACGACCGGCACCGACGTCAACGGCTCCCCCGTCCAGGTCGCCGTCCGCGAGAACCGGGCCTGCGACCTGCTGGCGGGGTCCACCTGGCGGTGCGCCCCGCAGCCGTCGGCCTCCTCGGTCGCCAGCCTCTACCTCGACTCCCGCGACGCCAGCGGGAACCCCCAGCTAGTCAGCGCGTTCGCCCTCCAGCCGGTCACCTCCGGCGTCCGGTTCAACCTCTACTGGTCGGCCGAGCCGCCGCCCGCCGGGACCGTCTTCGAGGCACTCGACGACCCGCTCGCCCAGGGGCTGCTCAGCGCCGAGGGGACGCAGCCGCCGGTTCCCGCCGCCCAGGGCGTCGTCTTCGGCCAGCAGCCGGGCTGGCTCGACCTGTCCAACCAGGCCTCCGGCATCGGCTTCTCCGAGCCCTGGTGGATGGGCATCGAGGTCATGCCGACGTTCACCGACGAGGACCCGACGACCTACATGATCGCCGACGCCGGCATCTTCCAGATCTCCTGCACGCAGGGCGCCTGGACCGTCACCCTGCCCGACCCGGCCAGCCCGTCGCCGTACCCGTCGGGCGCGGTCCTCGGGGAGTGGGAGCTGACGTTCAGCCCGGGCGACCGGATCCAGTTCGTCGCCGGGTACGACGGCGCGCGCGCGTTCGCCTGGACCCCGGCGGGCGCCCTGTTCCAGATCCCGGCGACGCCCCTGGCCCAGGCGGAGATCATCAGGTTCGGCGGGGCCCAGGACGTCGACCCCGACGAGGAGGTGCTCGGCGGGTACTTCACGCTCACCGGCTTCATCCTCAAGCAGGAGCAGGCGCAGTTGGCCGAGGGGGTGCCATCCGACTTCGAGTTTTTCGCGGCGGGGGCTTCGGCCTACGTCTCCCCGGCGCTGCCGCCCCCCGGGGCGGCACTCCAGGCTGAGGAGACCGACACCACCCAGAACGCGGTGGCCCGCTTCGACCCGTCGTTCGTGCTCGGGTCTGTCTGCCCGTGGGGCTTCATCGGCGGTCTCGGCTCCTCCTACGAGTCGTGCTCGTGGACCATGGTCCCGCGCAGCTACGTCCTGTCGCAGGGGTACGTCGAGTTCGACCCGGTGCTGGCTGCGGCCTGGAAGTTCGAGTTCACCGCCCTCCAGCCGGAGACCTACGAGTACCTGGCGCCGGTCGTCCAGACGGCGCAGGTGTTCCCCGCCGCCGCGCAGCCGACCCCGGCCCAGCTCAACCCGACCTCCCCGGCTGCGCTCGACGCCGGCCTCACCGTCACGCAGGCGATGGCCCCGGCGATCACCTTTGACGACGCGCCGCCCGCTAACCCGGCTCCCCCGGCCGCCGGGACCGTGCTGCCCACCGAGGCGCTGTACGCGCCCGACCTGACGGCGGCGTCCCAGCTGGCGGCGGCCGGCGGCGCGCTCTACAGCTTCCAGCCGTGGCAGGCGCCCCAGGCGATCCCCGCGTCGGCCTCCGGGCCGGCCTCCTACGCCGAGGTATCGGTCTCCAACGCCCAGCGGGTCGGCTACTTCGTCGCCCTCTCCGGCATCTCGATGTACGCCTCCGACTACAGCGCCGCCGACGACACGGCCCAGTACACCGAGAGCTTCGCCACCGATTCGGGCGTCAGCGTGTCATCCCTCGCGCCGGGCGGCTGGGCCTTCCAGCCGGGGGCGGGCCTCGTCACGCCCGCGAACCTCTCGCCGGAGGGGGCCACGGTGCAAAGCCAGGTGCTCAACTCGGCCCACGCCGTCACCGGCGTCCAGTTCGCCACCGTCCAGTCCCCGCCGACGCAGCTGCTGGCCGACCCCGACTTCTCCCAGCCCGGCTTCCCCGGCTGGGGCCCCGTCGGCGACGCCCTCCCGCTTGCCCTGTCGGCGGCCTCGGCCCAGTTGGGGACCATGGCCCAGGTGACGAGGGGCAGCGCGCCGAACCCGGCGGCCGAGCAGCCGTCCAGCTGGTCCTACCTGGATTCCGGCTACCCCACCTGGCAGGCCCTGGAGACGGCCTTCCCCGCCTGGCTCGACTTCGGCGCCCTGCCGGCCGCCTCCTCCATAGGCGGGATCGCGTACACCGACGCACCTGTGGCTACCTCCCCGGGCGGCCGGGCCTACGCGGCGGCACGGGTCTTCTCGCCGACGGCGCTCACCGCCCCTCTCGTTCTCCAGCTGCTCGACGGAGCAACCGGGACGGTGCTGGCCGAGGCCGAGCAGGCCGTGGCGGGCGGCACCGTCACCGAGTGGTTCGCCGGGTTCACCCTGGGATCGGGGGAGGCGTCCGCGAATACCTGGCAGGACGTCGAGTCCCTGTACCCCGACTGGTCGGCGGCCTCCGGATCCGGCGACTGGGAGCAGATGGACACCTCGATCGTGCCGCTCGGCGCGACGGTCACCGCCCAGCTCATCCAGCAGGTTTCCACAGGCGATAGCTGGGCTGTGGACAACATCAGCGTCTTCGACGACGCGATCGTCTGGCAGTTCAGCAACGACGGCGGCGCCACCTGGTACGACGCCTACGACGTCCGCAACGACCCGCGCGGCGCCGTCCTGTTCGCGCCCCCCGGCCAGGGCCAGGGCACCCAGCTCATGTGGCAGGCCTCGGGCTACCAGCCGGGCCTCGCGATCAGCTCCGTCACGATCCGCCCCTGGTACGTGACCTGGCCGAGGGGGATCCCCCCGCGCCCCGCCGGGATCGGCCACGGGCCCAACCTGGCGCCGCTCGACCAGTACCCGCCGATCGAGGACGACCCGCGCTGGCAGATGTCCTCGGGCCCGGTGCCCGACGACTGGTTCTTCGCGGTCCGCCAGGCTCTCGGAGTCGCCGCCCCGCCCAGCGATTTCCCGGCCGGGACCCCGCAGGCGGGCGGCGCCTATTCCCGGCGCACCATCACCTGGGAGCCGCCCGCCCCGCCGGCGGGCGAGGCCCAGACCTGGAGCGACGTCTACACCGACACCTACACCGGCCTCTATGCGCCAGCCGACGGCGGGGACGTCTACACCGACAGCTATAACGACAACTACCCCGACGACTACCCGGCGACCACGGGCGCCGTCTGGAGCGGCGCGGGCGCCCTGTCCTCCGCCGCAGCCCTCTCGGCTGCGGCCGTGATCGTCCCCCTCCCCGTGTTCGGCGTCGGCGTCGACCTCGGCCCCGTCGCCGCGTCCGACCCGTCGGTGGCCGCGTGGGCCACCGTGTCGGCCGCCGCAGTGCCGGCCCGCAGGATCGCCCTCGGCAACCAGATCCCCGACACTCTCGGCTCCTCCCCGGCGGCGGGCGACGCGGGCGCGCGGCGCGTGCTGTTCGACTTCCAGCCCGACGCGACGACCACCCCCGCCCAGCTCACCGCCTTCCTCGCCAGCTGCGCGGCCGGCGGCCTGGAGGCATCGGTGTCGATCTGGGCCGGGGCCGACGCGGCCTTCGCCAACCCGCAGGACTGGCTGGACCTGGTGGCCGCCTACGCCCCGAGCATCCGCCTCAACGGGTACCGGCACGTCCTGACGGTCTCCAGCGCCGCCGCCGGCTCCGGCTGGCTGGCCGCCTGGTACCCGGGCGACGACCTGGTGGACGTCATCGCCCCCACGTTCTGGTGCCAGGGCCCTGCCCCGGGCACCGGCGCCCCCAACCTGGCCGCCGCCGCCGCGTTCGCCGACCTGCACGGCAAGCCGCTCGGCCTGGCCGGGTTCGGCGCCGACCACGTGGCCTACACCGCTGCGCAGAGCATCGCCTTCATCGCCTACGTCCAGGAGACGTTCGCCGCCCGGAAGGCGGCCGTCATCCCCGGCTACGACCTGATCTGGCTCGGCACCGGGAACTACTCGATCGTCACCGCCCCGGCCGCCGTGCTAGCGGCCTGGCAGGCCATGGCCGAAGCCCTGTAAGGAGGCAGTCATCCGAGCCCATTTTTGGTCCACGGTGACCGACGGCACCGGGGCCCTGCTCCCGGGCACCGCGATCGCCGTGCTCGTCAACGAGACCGACACCCTCGTCGGGGTCCCCGTCTACTCCGACGGCACCACTTCGAATCTGCTGTCCAACCCGTGGATTACCACTGACGGGACAGTCGATTTCTACCTCGACTCCCCGCAGCGGGTCGACCTCCAGGTCACGCCGCCCGGGCAGAGCGCCGTCCTGTGGTCCGACGTGGACGTCCAGGTGTCCGCGCTGACGACGGTGGACCTGGTGTTCGCCTCCGGCGGGTCCTCCTCCACCGCCGTCGGGAACGACGCGTCCGCCGCAGGCTCGTCCGCCGCCGCCTTCGGCGATACCTCGTCGGCCGCCGGGAACGACTCCTTCGCGGGCGGCCAGTCGGCCTCGGCATCGGGCCCCGCCTCCACCGCGCTCGGCCAGGACGCGGCTGCCTCGGCCCAGTCCTCGACCGCCGTCGGCCAGGGCGCCACGGCCGCCGGGACGTCGTCGGTGGCGCTCGGCACGGCCGCGTCCGCTTCGGCGGCCGACGCCACGGCGCTCGGCGTGGGGGCCACGGCGGGGGGGACCGGGGCCACCGCGATCGGCGAGGGGGCCAGCGCCTCCGGGACCAACTCGACGGCCGTCGGCGCCGGCGCCACCGCCACGGGAAACAACCAGGTGGTCCTCGGCGGGCCCGGGAGCACCGTCGTCGTCCCCGGCACCCTGGACGCGGCCTCGGCGATCGCCTTCTACGGCATGTTCGGAAACGGCCAGGGCGGCGCCGTCACCCTCGACGGGACGACCTCCTGGCCGGGGCTGTCGCTGTCCGGGTCGGCCTACACGATGCAGGAGGGGTTCCTCACCGGCGGCCCGTCCTCGCTGACTGTCGACTCGGGGGTCACCCTCGACACCGCCGGGCTCCCCCTGCTGGTGGACGGCCCGCTGGTGAACAACGGGACGATCGCCAACACCGGGCCGGCCGGGTCCGGGTCTTCCCCCGGCGGCTTCGCCGGGAACATCATGTACGCCGCCTTCGAGGGCGCCGCCGCCGGCGTCAACGCCGGTTCGGCCGCCTCCGCCGCCGGGTCGACCGCAGCCGGGGCGGGAGGCGCAGGGGGCGCCAGCCCGGCCAAGGGGTCGGGGGGCGCCGGGGGCACGGTCGCCTCCTCGTCAGGGACGGCGGCCTGGCGCGTCCCGTACGCCGCGATGGCCGGGGTGGCGGCCTGGGGCGGGGCCGCCGCCGTGCTCGGCGGCGGGGCCGGGG